CCCCCCCCCTTTCCACAGCCCCAAATCCGCGTTCTCTGACCTTTTTACCCTGACCAATAGTTTGGCTACATGAACATCCGAAACCGCGTTAAAGAGTTGCGGAGAGTCCCGGCGGGCGACCTCCGGCCCAATCCGAAGAACTGGAGAACGCACCCGGAGTCGCAGCACAACGCACTGCGAAAGGCATTTGCAGAAATCGGCATGGCAAACGCCTGCGTAGCAAGGGAACTTCCAGACGGGAGCCTCATGCTGCTCGACGGGCACCTGCGAGCGGAGACGGCAAGCACTTCGCTCATCCCGGTAATCGTCCTCGACGTTACCGAGGAAGAGGGCGACAAGATTTTGGCGACGTTTGACCCCGTCGCAGGCATGGCAAAAACAAATTCCGAAGCGTTCGCCGAACTCAGCCGATCGTTTGACGACGTTGTTGACAGGCTGCGCGAACTTGCGAAGCCAGACGATCCATACGAGCCAGACCCATCGACCGACACCGACGCGACACCCGGAATACGCGTGGTTCAGTTGTTTTTCGACCAAGACAACGTCTTGGAGTTTCACGAACTTTCGAGCCGTCTTGCTGCAGAGTATGGCACCGATGGGGTGACGGACACCGTCCTTGAAGCAGTGACGCGGGAGGCCGCGAAATGAACATTCGAGACAGGGTGAAAGAGTTGCGGTTCGTCTCTTGTGAAGACGTTCTCCCAAATCCAAAGAACTGGAGAGAGCATCCGGAAGGACAGCGCAAGGCGATGGAGGGAATCCTTGAAGAAGTCGGGTGCGCTGCCGCAGCGCTTGCGAGGGAACTGCCGGACGGGCGGCTGATGCTAATCGACGGCCACCTACGGCTTGAACTAGCCAAAGGCGGCAAGTTGCCTGTGCTCGTTCTGGACGTTACCGAGAGCGAGGCGGACAAGTTACTGCTGACGCTCGATCCAATGAAACAAATGGCAGACATTGACTCCGTTGCGGCGCAGAGTTTGTTTGAGTCAATCGACACAGGCAACGAATCGCTGGCAAAATTGCTGGGCCGCACGGCAGAGGCGGCGGGGCTGTTCAGCAACGGCGGGGAGTTGCACGACGCGGAAGAACCGCCGCATGGCGAAGATGACGACGACGCCGACGAAGCCGTACTTGCGGGCGTGCGAATGGTTCAGTTGTTTCTGAGCGAGACAAACATCGCCGACTTTCACGAAGCGTGCGCAACGCTTGGCGAGCGACACGGAACAGACAACCTTACCGACACAGTTTTGGAGGCAATGCGAAGTGCGGTCAATTCGTTGTGACGTGCAAGTTGAAGCAGACCGGCTCTACGGCCAGCAATTGGACGAGTCGCACTACGATACGCTCGTTGGCGGCAGCGAGCCTTGCGACGTATACAAGCCCGACGGGACACCGCTGCTGAAATACCGCCCCGGCTGGTTCTCGGAAGAGTTGTGCAGGTCCGTCTTGCCGACGTGCCGCAAGGTCGCGCAGCCAACTACAAACAGAGGCATGGCGTCGGGGACTGTCAGGGAAGGCCAAGCGAATGCGCCTTCGTTCACAAAAAGTGGCAGGCGAACAAACACATCACACGCAAAACCAGTGGCGAGCGGCATCGCGGGCTACTTTGACAGGAACCCCCGATTTCCTTTTTGCAGGCAAACCGCATTCCTCATATCTGAAGCGGCGGCGTGGAAACGGTTCCTCCCATATATCGCAAGGGCCGACGAAGGCTTCCGCGAGTTCATGCCTGACCGGTGGGAGGTTCAACGCGAGCACGCCAGCCGCACTGCGTCGGATTGGGTTATCCCTCAAAGCACATTCACAACCGTCACCGTCAACAAGAACTTCCAGACCGCCACGCACAAGGACGCCGGTGACCTACACTCAGGATTCGGAGTGATGTCGTGCCTGCGGAACGACAAGTACGACGGGGCTTATTTGGTGTTCCCGGCCTACCGCGTTGCGGTGAACTTTGCGCACGGGTGCCTGTGCCTCGCGGACGTTCACGAGTGGCACAGCAACACCGGGTTCAAGAACATGCGGGCCGGTTACGAGCGCATCACGCTCGTCTTCTACTACCGCGAGAAGATGATTCACTGCAAGTCGGCCCGAGAGGAAGTTGAGTGGGCGAAGAACCGCAAACGAGGGGAGTCGATGACAGGATGAATCGCATAATCGGCGGGGAGTCTTGTTTCGTTTCCGTTATTTCGCACAAACGCTCCGCGTCCGTTTCGTCGATGCAAGAAAAATGCGGCGAAGCAACTTGGTTCGTCGGGCGAGGAGAGGGCCGCGAGTACGCCGCTGCGGGCGCAGCGTGCGTTGTAGAGTCTGGTGCTCTTTGTCGCAGCCGCAACGCCGCTCTTGATGCAGGATTCGCAGATTGTGAATATGTCGTTGAGTTGAGCGACGACCTCGGAAAGTTGCATTTCGCAGAAAGCAAGGACAGCAAGCGCGAATTAAAGTGCGACGAGGCGGTTGACTTCATGTTAAAAGAAATGAAGAAATCCGGCGCGCGACTAGCAGGCATGGCCCCAACAGCAAACTCATTTTATTTCAATCCGCTCAAGCCAATTCAAACAAACGGATTCATCGTTGGGGACATGATTGCTGTTCGTCGCACGCCGCTTAGGTTTGACGAAGCCATGAGTCTCAAGGAAGACTACGACTACACGCTGCAGCACATAAAGCAGTACGGCGTCGTTGTTCGGCTCAACGCTATCCTTGCGACTTTCGCGCACAGGACAAATCGTGGCGGCGCTTGCAGTTATCGCACTGCCGCCCTTGAGCAAAAGATGATTGACTACTTGAAGAGCAAGTGGCCTGGGATGGTCAGAGACAACCCTCGCAGGCCCAATGAGATTTTGATTCGATAGCAGGAGACTTCCTCAATGGGCAAACGCGGCCCCCCGCCCGAACCGTCGATTCTGAAATACATTCGCGGCAACCCGTCGAAGGATTCGCTGCCGTCGAGCGAGCCGACACCGGAGTTGGTGCCGCAGGACTTCCCGCCGCCCAAGACGCTCGACGGCAAGGCCGCAGAAGTCTGGAACGAGATGGTGCCGAAACTCGCGCGGATGCGGGTGCTGACCGAGGCCGACGTGCCGACGCTGACGCGGTACTGCATCGAGGCGGTGCTGTACCTTGCGTGCTATGAGAAGGTGAAGGTCGGCGGCGAGGAAGTTACGCACTGGGAGCCAGACCCGAACCGCACCGACGGTCGGCTGCGAATCAAGTACACGCAGGTTGCCCCGTGGGCAACGCAGATGCACCGCCATCACGCTGCGATGCTGCGGATTGAGCAAGAGTTCGGCATGACGCCAAGCAGTCGGTCACAGGTATCTACGACAAATGGAAACGCAGATACAGACCCGGTTGCCGCCTACGCTGCGAAGCGACGCCGCCCTAGCGGGGCTTGATTACTACTTCGACCCCGACGCGGCGAAGCACGCTATCGGATTCTTTGAAGAGTGGCTGCGGCACTCCAAAGGAAAACACGCGGGCCAGCCGTTCACGCTGCTTGAGTGGCAAGCGGTGATGATCGGTGAGTTGTTCGGCTGGAAGCGGCTGTCCGACGACACGCGGCGGTTCCGCGTGGCGTACATCTCGACGGCAAAGAAGCAGGGCAAGTCCACGCTGCTGGCGGGCATCGGCCTCTATTTGCTGGTCATGGACGGCGAAAACGGCTGCGAAGTGTACGGGGCGGCTGCTGACCGTGAGCAGGCATCGGTGGTTTACCGCGAGGCGGCAAGCATGGTGCGGGCCTCGCCGCAGTTGTCCCGCGTGCTGGAGGTTGTTGATTCCCGCCGCACGATTGCATACCGCAAAGAAGCGTCGTTCTATCGCGTGCTGTCTGCTGACGCTTTTCGAGCCGAAGGACTCAATATTCACGGGCTTTTGTTCGACGAACTGCACGCTCAAAAAGACAGAAAATTATGGGACGCATTAAGGTACGGCGGTGCGGCCCGAGAACAACCGCTCCTCGTTTCGATAACGACTGCGGGCTACGACCGCAAGGGTATCTGCTACGAGCAATACCAGTACGCGAAGGCGGTTGCGGCGAACTGGAAACACGACCCGACGTTCTTCTCCTGCATCCACGAAATGGAAGCCGACGCCGATTGGAAAGACCCCGACACATGGCCGCAGGCGAACCCTTCGTGGGGCGTGACGATCAAGCCCGACGACTTTGCCCATGACGCGAAGGAGGCCGAGCAGTCGCCGACGAAACTCAATTCTTTCCTCCGCTACCGGCTTAACACTTGGACTTCTTCCGACGTGCGGTGGCTGTCGCCGGAAACGTGGCAGCAGGGGTCGGTGCCGCTCCGCGAGTTCGGCGACCGGCCTGTGTACGCGGGCCTTGATCTTGCGACGACCTACGACTTGACCGCACTGGTGCTGGTGTGCCCCGATCCCGAGGACGGGAGCATTGACGTGCTGCCGTTCTTCTGGATTCCAGAATCCAACGCGGTCGAGCGGAGCCAGCGGGACAAGGTGCCGTATCTGGATTGGATACGCGACGGGCACCTCCGCACGACCGACGGGAACGTGACCGACTACACCGTGCTGCACCGCGACATAACCGCGATTTGTGAGCAGTACAGCGTGCGGCAGTTGGTGGTCGATTTGAAATTCAACGGGCAAATGATCGCCAATATGCTGCAAGGGGACGGGGTAGACGTGAAAGGATACCCGCAGGGCGGTCGCGCCATGAGCGCGCCTGCCAAGGCTCTGGAGAACTTGATAGCCAATTCCAAGATTCGCCACGCCGGGCATCCGGTGCTTTCGTGGTGTGCTGGCAACGCGGCCGTTCACGAAGACAGGTACGGAAACATTTTCCCAAGCAAGGCGAAATCAACGGAGCGTATCGACGGCATCGTGGCACTGTGCCAGAGCATCGGCAGTTGGATCGGTAGCGAACACAAGCCAGACGACACCCCCGAAATCTTTTTCATATGATCGCCCAAAACGAAAACAGAATCCTCTGGCTCCCCGGCGAAGAACGAATGTGGGACGAGGACGGCGGCGGCAGTTCCCGCAACGCCGCTGGCGTCCGCATCGACGCGACCAACGCCACGCAAGTCACTGCCGTGTTTGCGTGTTTGAGGATTTTGAGCGAGACGGTTGCCAGCCTGCCGCTCCACGTTCTTGAGCGGGTGAAGACCGGGGGCAAACGCGAGGCCCGCGAACTGCCGCTGTACCGAAAACTGCACCAGCAGCCGAACGCTTGGCAGACTTCGTTCGAGTGGCGGGAGCAGGCCGTTTTTCACGTTGCCTTGTGGGGCGATGCTTTTAGCGAACTGAAGTCAGGCCCGTCCGGTGCCGTTGACCAGATCGTGCCGTTGCACCCGAGCCGCATGACTGTGGAGCGGATCGAGAACGGGCGGCTGCGATACAAGTACCGCGAGGAACGCGGCTCGGAAACGGTTTATTCCGAAGAGCAAATCCTGCACGTTCGCGGCCCGTCCGACGACGGCGTGCATGGCATCTCGCTGGTGACTGAGTGCAAAGACGCGATTGCGTTGGCCCGCGCGTGCGAGTTGCACGGGGCGAGGTTTTTTGCCGCCGGTGCCCGCCCCGGCTTCGTGCTGTCTACCGACGGGCAGTTGAACGCCGAGGCCCGCGAGCAGTTGCGGTCGCAGTGGGATCGACGCCACGGCGGCGTCGGCAACTCGCACAACACCGCAGTCCTCACGGGCGGGCTGCGGCCTTATGACATTCCGCAATCAAGCAACACCGATGCGCAATTTCTTGAGGCGCGAACCTACCAGTTGGCTGAGATTGCCAGATTGTTCCGCGTGCCGATGCACTTGCTTGGTGTGATGAACGGCGGCTACGGCTCGATTGAACACGCGGGTTTGGACTTCGTGCAGCACACGATCCTGCCGTGGCTGCGACGTTTCGAGTCTGCGTTTATGCGTGACTTGATTGAAGACGACGACCGCTACCAAGTTGAGTTCGACGTGCGCGGTTTGCTTCGCGGCGACTCGGCATCGCGGTCGGCTTACTACCGGGCGATGTGGGACGTGGGGGCGCTTTCGACAAACGACATCTTGGAACTTGAAAACCGCAACCCCGTCGAGGGCGGCGACGTTCGCTACCGGCCGCTCAACATGGGCACGCTTGGTGCCCCGCCCTCCGAGGGCGACGTGCTGGCCCAGCAGCAACCCGGCAGCGGGATCGACGGACAGGCGGTCGCCGGTGGCACGGCAGCGGCAGCGGAGGAGCCAGCACCGGCCACGCCGGTGCCAGCCGAACCGGCGCAGCCTGAGGCACCACAAGTTGCGGACGTGTCGCTGAACGGGGCACAGATTACGGGGCTGATTGCGATTCTGTCACAGGTGCCCGCTGGCCTGCTGACCAAGGACGGTGCGGCGGCGCTTATCGCCGCGTCGTTCCCAAGCATATCGCCCGCGCAGGTGACGGCGATCCTGGCTGGCGTGGCGACCGACGCCACGCCGCTGCCAACGCCCGCGCCCGCGCCCGCCGCACCGTTTGGCCGGTCGCTGCCCGAGCCGCGTGCGATGACGGTCAGCATTGACTTCGACCGCACGTTCGCTGCTGATCCGCAGATGTGGGGCGAGTTTGCCCGCAAGTCGGCTGCGGAGGGAAACACAGTTGTGATGATTTCGCGGCGACCGGAGGAGGATCGCCAGACGGTCACGGAGGCGCTTGGCGATTACGCGTCAGCGTTCTCGCAGGTGCTGCTCGTCGGCGGCGACATGCTCAAGGCCGATGCGGCCGAGGCCGCTGGGATCAACGTGGACGTTTGGGTCGATGACTCGCCGCAGACGATCACCGACAAGCCAGCACCGGAAGCAAAAAAGCGGAGCCGCAGAAAGAAGTCCGATGGCGAAGTATGACCACATTGACTTCTCGCCGCCGTCTGGCGTCCGCGACGAAGCCGCGAAGGGGCTGGCGTGGCGTGACGAGTTCAACCGGGGCGGCACCGCAGTCGGCGTTGCCCGTGCGAGAGACTTGTCGAACGGCACGAACATCTCGCCCGACACGGCGAAGCGAATGGCGAGTTATTTCGCCCGGCACGAAGTGGACAAGAAGGGCGAAGGATTCAGCCCCGGTGAGGATGGATTCCCGAGTGCTGGCCGGATTGCGTGGGCTTTGTGGGGCGGCGATCCGGGGCAGGCATGGGCAAGCAAACTGACCAAGCAGATTGACGCAGCAGACAACAACAGGAGCATGGAAATGAACGTCGAACGCCGCTCACTGATCCTTGACGAGATTGAATCCCCTACGCCGCTGCTCTCCGTTGAGACGCGGAGCGAAGAGGGCAGCGACGCCTCGCAGGAGTGGATCGTCGGCTACGCTGCGAAGTTCGGAGTGCTGTCACTCGACTTGGGGGATTTTGTTGAGCGGCTTGATCCCGGTGCGTTCGCACTCGTCACCGAGCGGCGTGGCCGCAAGAAGCCACTGCAGACGCGTGCGTTGTGGAACCACGACGCCAACTTCCCGCTCGCTCGCTATCCCGAAACGCTGCGGCTGACCGTTGACGACATCGGCCTGCGGTACGAGTTTCCCGTGCCCGACACGTCCTACGGCAAAGACATCGCTGCGAACATCAAAGCAAATATTGTGCGGGGCAGTTCCTTTGCGTTCACGGTTGGAGCCGGTGGCGATGATTGGAGCGTCGAAGAAGGCCGCAGTGTGCGGACGATCAAGCGAGTTGATTCGCTGATTGACGTTTCCCCGACCACGTTCCCAGCCTACCCCGACGCCGACGTGACGGTTGCGAAGCGTTCGTATGACCAGTTTCGCCAAGGGCGGATGCGACGGCTTGCGGTCACGACCGACCTCCGCAGGCAGTTGCCAGACCTTCACGCGTTCTTGAGGAATCATGGCCGCTAAAGCCGGGGATTCGTGCCAGAAATGCCGGGGCGGCAGGCTGCTTGTTGCAAGCAGTCAGCAGCAGGGCGAGTACCAGATTCGGTACCTGCGCTGCACGGAGTGCGGCTGCACCGACAAGCATGTGCTGCTGGCCCGCGAGGTTCGCCGGGCGAGTAGTTTACTGCCGCGCTCTTCCGTTCTGGATGGGTGACGGGGCGAGCATTTAGTTTCAAGCGTAGGCGACGCGTCCGCGTTGCCATGATTCGCACACAGGAGATTCCAACCGTGGACAAGATCAAGGCACTGCTCGACGAACTTGCGAACGTGACCGCGCAGATTCAGGCTGCGATGGAACAAGAGGAAGCCCCCGAGGGTGAGGCTCCCGACGGCGAGGCCGGTGCCGCGATGCCCGACGAGCAGGAGAACGCACTGCGTTCGCTGACCGAGCGGGCCGAGAAGATCAAAGCCAAGATTGAGTTCCTTGAGGCCGTCGCCGTCAAGGAGAAGGGATTGCGTTCGGTGCTGGAGCGTTCCGCTCCCGCCAAGGTTGTTGCCCCAGAAGCCAAGGAGTTTGCCGTGGAAAAGCGCGAGTACGCTGTCCCGAAGAATCACGGCCCCCTGCACGCGTTCAAGGGTGCGGATGCCAGCGAGCGTGCCTACCGTGCCGGTATGCACCTCAAGGGCTACGTGTTCGGCGATGCTGAGGCCCGTCGGTGGTGCAAGGATCACGGCGTTGAAAACCGCACGCAGGCTGGTGGAATCAACAATCTCGGCGGCGTTCTTACCAGCCCCGAGTTCAGTTCTGAGATCATCCGCCTTGTCGAAGAGTTCGGTGTGTTCCCTCAGTACGCGAAGCGCGTCAGCATGAACTCCGACACGCTTGTCTTCCCCCGCCGCACTGGCGGACTGACGGCCCGGCCCGTTGGCGAGAACGTCGAAGTGACGGCATCGGACGTAACGTTCGACAACGTGGAACTGACCGCACGGATTTGGGGCGTGGCAAACCGCACCCCGAACTCGCTGCTTGAAGACTCGGTGATCAACCTCGCTGATGCTATGGCCGTCGAGACGGCACAGGCTTTCAGCGAAGCGTTTGACAACTCGGGCTTTATCGGTGACGGCGGGCTGTCTTATCACGGCGTGACCGGCATCTGCACCAAGGTGCTGCAGTCGGCTTACTCGGCGTCGGTCGTGACCGCGACGAGCAACACGACCTTCGGCGACCTGACGATGAAGAACTTCACCGACGTGTTGGCTCGGCTTCCGTTGTACGCTCGCAACCGCAACGCCCGCTGGTACATCAGCCCGGCTGGCTGGGGTTCCGCGATGCTGCGGCTTGCCATGCTCCCCGGCGGCTCGTCCGGTGCTGGTGGCAACAACAGCGACAACGTCGCGGCAGGATTCGGCGAGACGTTCCTTGGCTACCCGGTCACGCTGGTGCAGCCGATGGAAAGCCGTTTGACCGGCACGACTGCTGGCTGTGCTGCTCTGTTCGGCGACCTGTCGCAGTCGGCGATCTTTGGCGAGCGTCGGGCCATCTCGATCAAGACCGCCTCGGAGCGGTACATCGAATATGACCAGACCCTCACGTTTGCCACGACGCGCAACGCGATGATTGTCAACGACCTTGGCTCGACGACCAAGGCAGGCCCGGTTGTTGCGCTCAAGTTCGGCTGAACCTAAAACCCTCTCAGGAGATGATTGACCCATGAACCACGTTGCCGCCACCAAGTCGGTCGAGAAGATTGAAGCGAGCGTTGCAAACAGCGCGACTCACTCAATCGAAATCGACACGCTCGGTTTTGCCTACGCTTCGATTGACGTTGCCTTCTCGCCGTTCACGGCTGCCGCTACGGCTGCTGCCACGGTGCTTCGCCTTGCACAGTCCAACGCGTCTGGCAGCGGCCAGACCAACGTGTCGGGCTTTGTGGGTGGCACCGACTTCACGGTTGCCGCCGGTTCCACGACCGGAGCAGCCGTTGGGTACAGCCACCGGTTCGACATCGACTTGCGGGGCAAGAGCCGCTACCTGACCGTCTACGCGACCCCCGCGCTGACTGTTGGCGTGGCTACGGTTGCCCGGCTGAGTCGCGGCGAGGCTGGCCCGATGGACGCCACCAGCAAGGGCGTGAACACGCAGGCCGTCGGCTAATCGCTTGACACAGTGACCACACTGAGCGGCGGGGAAGGCAATCGCCTCCCCGCCGTTTTTTTTGGAGGTTTCATGATTGTGCAGATTGGCGACACGAAGGTTGACGTGCGTGCGGAAGCGATCCTGTCTGGCCCCCGGTTCGGGCCGCTGATCAACGCGTTTGGATTTGTTGAAGCGATGATGCCGCTGCACATCCGCCCGACGCTCGGGCAGGGTGCGTTCTGGAGTCAGGTTTTGACGCGAATGCTTGAGAGTTTCCAAGACACGACGGAATATATAATCACCCTAGATATGGACAGTTTCGTGAGCAGGGAATCGGTTGAACACCTGTTCGCTCTTGCTATGTCTTTCCAGTGCGACGCCCTTGCCCCGCTGCAGACAAAGCGTGAAGACGGCAGGCCGATGCTGACGCTGCTTGACACGCTCGACAACCCGCCGGAAGGCGGCGTGACGAGCCTGCCGCTTGGGTGGTTCAACGAGCCAGTGCAGCAAGTCGATACGGCTCATTTCGGCTGCACGATCATCTCTACAAGGGCACTCAAGCGGATGGCAAAACCTTGGTTCCACGAACAGCCAGACCCGACGGGCGGTTGGGGTGACGGCAGAACTGACTCCGATATATCGTTCTGGCGGCAGTTCAAGAAGTGCGGCAACCGGCTGTACGTGACTCCGCGAGTTTGCATCGGGCACGGGGAATACACGATCACGTGGCCGGGGAAGAACTTCGCCGCTCCGGTTCACCAATACACGACCGAGTGGCAGGAAACAAAGAAGCAGCCGAAGGATGCGTGGAGCGTGTCAGAATGAGAATCAGACTGACGAAGCCGCACGGGGCGTACAAACGCGGCGAAGTGATTGACCTTCCAGACCGGCAGGCCGAGTCGCTGATCGCTTGGGAGTACGCGGTCGCCGCCCGCGACGATCAGCGGGAGTTGGTTGAAAACACCCGCGTTGAACCCGCCGCCGAAACCGCAGACGCCATCCCCCGGAGGCAGAAGAAATGAAACGCTACCGCAGCCTGCGGCGAACGTCCGCCCCCGTGGTCGAACCTGTGACGCTTGCCGAGGCGAAGTCGCATTGCCGGATCGACACCAGCACAGATGATGCCTACGTATCGTCGCTGGTAACGGCAGCGAGAGAGTGGGTCGAGGACTATCTCGACCGCAGCCTTGTCACGCAGCAGTACGTGATGCGGCTGGACGCGTTCCCGGCAGAGATTGAACTGCCCCGCCCGCCGATGGTCGCCAGCGGCACCGCCACGGCGGTGACGATCACGTACACAACCGGCGACAACGGCGGCACGGCGACCTTGAGCACGACGCAGTACCGCGTTGACCGCGATGCCACGCCGGGTGTGATTCGCAATATCTACGCGGGGTCGTGGCCGTCGCATCTCTTGGATCAAAACAGCGTATCGGTCACGTGGTGGAGCGGGTACGGCGATGCCGGGACGAGCGTGCCTACGCGGGTCAGGCACGCGATTCTCATGCTTGTGCTGCACTGGTACGAGCAGCGTGCAGCGGTTGACGCCGCGACAATGAGCGAGGTGCCGCTGGGTGCAAAGTCGCTACTCGATAGCGTTTCTTGGGGGAGTTACACATGAGCCTATCCGCCGAAATTCTCGTGAATCTGGTGACGATTGAAACCGACACCGCCGACATTGCGCGCAACACGCGAGTGACGCGTGCGGATTATTTCGCGTCGCTGACCGAAGGCACGGCGGCGAACCAAGCACAAATCGTGTGGAGCGACTCGCGGGTGTCGGGCGGCACCGACACGTTCCAACTGTCGGCACTCTCCGACTCGCGGGACGGGGCGGCGGTGACGGTCAACCTCACCGCGCTCAAGGCGATCTATCTGAAGAATACCGGCGACACGCACACGCTGACCGTGACGGGTGCTTACACCGGCAGTGTTGCACCGGGGGGCGTCCTGCTCAACGTCAACCCAACGGCGGCAGGCACGACTTCGGCCACGCTGTACATCACCTCCACGGCTGGGGCGACCTACGACATTGTGATTGTTGGCGAGGGCACAGCCATATGATCAAAGCGGGCCAACTCCGCGAACGCGTGACCGTGCAGCAGTCGAGCGAGTCGAGAAACTCACTTGGCGAAACGATATTTGCATGGAGCGAATTTGCGACCGTGTGGGCTGACGTGCAAGGCGTGACGGCCCGCGAGTTGCTGCTGGCCGGGCAGCAACAGGTAGAGATTTCCCACCGCGTGCGGATGCGGCACATACCGGGTTTGAAGTCGCAAATGCGGCTGTTGTGGCGGGGCCGCACGCTCGAAATCATTTCCGTGCTTGAGCATGAAAACCGAAGCATCCACGAACTGATTTGTCAGGAGACGCTGTAATGGCTGTTGCTGGCATCAAGATCAGCGTCGAGTTTCCCGAACTAGCCGCGCTGCGCGAAGGCATCAAAAACCTTGGCGACAAAGCAGCGGCAGCGGAGTTGCTGAAGGACGCTTTGGAAAAGGCTATCTGGCCTGCGTACTTGCGGCTGCGGGAGGTGACGCCAATCGGGCCGACGGGAAACCTTAAGCGGGCGGCGACCTACAAGGCCAAGGCTTACCCGCGCACCGGCGGCGCGGTCGCGTTGATTGGGTACACGCGGGCCGGAAAAGAGAACGCGTCGAGTGCCGCAGGCGGCACCGTGCGGGCCGGGCCGGATCGAGCCTTCCATCAATGGTGGCTGGAGTTCGGCACGAAGGAGCGAAAGTTTGCGCGGCTGTCGAACACGCCGTATCAGCGGAAGTCACCGACCGCACCGTTCACCCGCGTCCGCATGGGCGTCCAAGAAACCGTGCGGGGCAAAGGAGTCGTGCATTGGGTCAGCGGGCAGAACGGATACATCGCGTCGAGTTTCAAGCGGCTCGGGCCTTTCAAGTTTGTTGAGACGGGCAGCGACGAAGTGCGGACGGAACCGGGTTACAACAAAGCGTACTTCAAAAAGTCGTCGCAGCCGTTTCAGATTTCGGCGGTGCAGCCGGGCGGCGTAGCCGGTCGCCCCCCCATTCAGACCGCGTGGAACCAAACCAAGGCCGAGGTGGCGAACCGGCTGCAGGCCGAGTTGAAGATTTCCCTCGAAGCGGCCATTCGGGCGTTGACGTTTCAGACAACCGGCTCGATCACTGGTGCCCTCACGGCCAGCGGGTAAGGCTGCAAGCCTGCGGCGGTTTCTGCCACGCTGGGGGCATGGCACTGAAATCTCCCGAGGCGGTTATTCGCAACGCTCTTGTCGCCAACGCTGCCGTGGCGGCGATTGTTGCCACGCGGGTTTTCCCGGTGCTGGCACCGGCGTCTGCCCCGCCCCCGTTTGCCTGTTACCGGCGGTCGGGCGTGCAGCGGCAGCAGTCGCTTTCCGGCCCGATTGGGATGCCCACCGTTGTGCTGACGCTCGACCTTTATGCCGAGACGTACGAGGCAGTAAGAGAGTTGGCAGACAAGTGCCGGGCGTGTCTGGATGGGTATGGCACCAGTGAGTCAGACTTGGTGGTAGTGAAGAACGTGAGCCTCGATAACGAGTCTGACGGATTCGCTCAGTTGGCGGGCGGCGAAACACCGCCTCTGTATTCGGTGTCGCAAACGTACTCAATACTTTGGCAGGAGATTTGAAGAATGTCAGCCACCCCGCACGACGGTACAGGCACCACGCTCCGGCTTGGCGCGACGCTCTACACCGTGACGAATATCGTCATTTCGTTCACCGACCCGAACGCCGATGCGGAAAAGATTGACGTAAGCCACCTTGGCCTGACGACCGGCGCGCAGGTCAAGACTGTTGATCGCCCGCTGCAGGGCAGCGTGAGTGACACGGGCCGCACGGTGCAGTTTGACTACCTCGGCAGCAGCATCATTGCGGACGCTTCGACGGGCACGTGCTCAATCGTGAGCAATGCGGTCAGTCTGGTGGCCGGTGTTGCTTACACGGTGAACTCGTCCACGCTGACGCTGGCAACGAACGACGCGATTCGCGGTCAGGCCACGGTTCGTATTGCCCGCGCTTAGTTGCCGTGACGGAGGCCCGTCATGGCGAATGTATGCACAGGCGTCAGCGTTACGTGGAATAGCATTGCACTTGGCGAGTTGACGGAGATCAACGTCAACGTCGGCGGCAGTCTGCCGCTTGCTCGCGCAAGTGCGTGGGCATTTGACATGGGCACTATAGATGTGAAGTGCCTGTCCTCTGCGCAGATTTCGATTGCCACGTATGGGAGGAAAGCCACGCTGGATATTTCCGGCGGCGGCTTGACGCTCACGACGAAGGCGATCTGTCAGTCGTTGCAGATTGCGGGCAAAGTCAACGACGTTGCAAGGTACGCAGCGACGTTCAAGATCACCCCGGAATAAGAGAAATAAAATGTCGCTTTCAGCAGACCAGATTCTTGCAGCCGACGACGCAACGCTCCTCAAGATCAACGTGAAGGAATGGAACGGCGAGGTCTACGTTCGCGTGATGAGCGTGGCCGAGCGGGACGCTTACGAACGCATGTGGATCGGTAAGCGTGACACCGGAATCGAAAACTTCCGCACGGAGTATTTGCAGCGGGTGCTGTGCGACGACGCGGGGAAACTTCTGTTTACGCGGGAGCAGATTGAAAAGTTGGGCCAGAAGTCGGCGGCGGTTATGTCGCGGCTCTTCGACCGTGCGATGAAGCACAACAATATGTCGGAGGCAGACGTCGAAGAACTGGGAAAAGGCTGAACGTGTCCCACACGCGGAGGTTTGCCTTCCGCCTTGCGGGTCACCTGAAGATGACGGTGAAGGAATTGATGGCTCGGATGGACTCGCAGGAGTTCACCGAGTGGATGGCATACACGCGGTACTACGAAGCACTTGGAGATTCATGGGCAGAGACGGGATTGATTGTCAGCGCCCTGCTGGCACCACACTCGCCACGGGGCAAGTGTCCGAAGGCCGAAGACTTTATCCCGCTTGAAAAACCGCCGCAGCACCAAGCACAGGCCCGCGACGTTCTTTTAGATTTGAAAAAACAGTTGGGGCTTGAGTGATGGCGAACATTCTTGGACTAGCGTTGAAGGTGACGGGCGATGCGTCAAGCCTCGCTAAGAGCCTCACGCCTGTTGACAAGGCACTTGCCAGCATCGGCAAGCAGGCGGAAAAGGCTACGTCTGTTTTTGCCCCGTTCACCGCTGCCAGTGCGGCGGCGGCGAATGCCCAGCAAGGTTTTGCGGATCGGTTCGCCGCCCTAGCCGAGCAGTTCCGAAACACCAAAGACGCCAACGCATACGCGGAGTCGTTTGCCCGGCTGACGAAAGAGGCGAAGGACGTTGCGACCGCGTTCGGCGAAGGCATACGGGTCACGGAGGCGAATCGCACCGCCGAGCAAAAGCGTGCCATTGAGTTGGAGAATCTTTCGCGGCTGCTCAAACTCAACGCGATTGACCAAGACACGTACAACCGTGCAACGGCAGAGGCGAGCGGGGCGAACGCTGCGGCACTGGAAGCCGAGCGGGGACGGGCGGCAGTCCTTGCCGAGGGCGAACGGGTCACGCAGCAGTACGCGACGGCCGAGGAAAAACGCGCTCTTGAACTGGAGAAGATCAACCGGCTCGTCGCCGAGGGGGCCATTTCCCAAGAGACGTACAACCGGGCCTTTGCAGCGTCGAGCGAGGCGAACATCGAGTTCACGCGGGCCGTCGAGGAAGCCGCCGCTGCCCAAGAAAAAAGAGCCGCAGAAGACAGGCAGGCACAAGCACAGTCGGACGTTATCACCGCCAAGTACCAGACCGACGCCGAGAAGCGGGCGACGATTTTGGCTGACCTCGACGACCGGCTTGCCAAGGCGACCATCAGCGAGGAAACGCACTCGCGTGCGGTGGCTGACGTTACCGGGGCAAACGCCGCAGCAGCCGCAGCCGAGGCGGCACGGCAGCGTGTGGTTGATGAAGGGTTGCGGATCACCGAGCGATACGCAACTGCGGAGGAGCAGCGTGCCACTGAGATGGCAAGGCTGACAACCTTGCTCGACCAAGGTGCTATTTCGGAGGAGACGTTCAGCCGCGCTACAGCCGAGGCCAGCGGCGCGAACGCCGCAGCGGCGAAGGCAGAGCGGGAACGTGCCGACGCACTAGCCGCTGCATCGCGGATCATTCAGGCGAACCTTGGGCCGCAAGAACGCTACGACCAGCAGATGCAGGAGTTGAGGAAGCATCTTGATGGCGGCAGGCTTTCGCAGGAACAGTTCAACAAGGCAGCCGCACGGGCACGCAAAGACCTTGACGAAGTTGGCAAGTCCGCGGCCGGGGCCGACAAGAACATTGACCGGCTGAATCGCAACGTTGGCATCCTTGCGACGATTGAAGTTGGCCGAGTGCTTGTGAGCGGCTTTCAACTTATTGGCAACGCGTTCACCAGCGCGACGAATCAAGTCACAAGCCTTGTGACAAGCGTGAACACATCGCTTGATACGCTCAACGACTTTTCCGCACGGACAGGCGTTGGCGTCGAAGCCCTTCAAGGGTATTCGCTCGCGGCGAAGTTGGCCGGTGTGGACACCGAGCAGTTTGGGTCAGCGATTCAGAAGTTGGCCGTAAACATTGGAAAGGCTACGCCCGGCGATGCACTCGACAAATCGCTGCGTGGCATCAACCTGTCTGTTGCGGAACTGCGAAGCCTCGCACCGGAGGAGCAGTTCGGTGCGATTAGCAATGCCATCTCACAACTGCCGACGGCAGCAGATCGTGCTGCGGCTGCTGTGTCGCTGTTTGGGAAGCAGGGGGCCGCGCTTGCCCCGCTGTTCCGAGAGGGTGCGACAAGCATTGACGAACTGACAGCACGGGCCGAGCGACTTGGTGCGATTGTGCCCGAGTCGCTCATTGCCAACATTGCCGAAATGAATGACCGTTTCGATCTTGTGTCCGCGACGGTGCAAGGAATTGTCGGTCGCGTGATTGGGCAACTGGCACCGGCGGTCGCCGCTGTTGCGGACGAGTTCTTGAAGTTCATCGAAGACTTCAACGGCGGCGAAGGCGGGCAAGGAATCGCCAACACAATCGCCGACGTGCTGCTCAACGGTGCGGAAGTGTTTGCTGGCGTGTTCGACAAAGTGTTCGCGGACTTCGACGGGTTCACGTCCATCCTGTCAGACGCGGGCGACGTTTTTCGTTTCGTCGGAAACATCCTCGTCGGCGTCAGCGAGGGGCTGCGGTACGTTTTCAATATCTTTGAAGTTGTCGGAAACAACTTGCTGATCGGTTTGGGCAAGGTGCTTGAAGGGCTGGGGTCGTGGGTGGACTCTGATTTGCAGCAAGCCGGAAAAGACTTGGCGAACGCTGGCAACGAAGCGCTGGAAAGGAACAAGGCGGAACTAGAGGCCGCGAAAAAGAACGCTACCGAAGCCGTGGCCGCTGCCTTTGGCGGTGCGTCCAACGCGGCTGCGGAGGCGGGCAACGGCGCTGGCTCGCAGTTTGTGCAGACTCTCCGCGAGCGGATTGAACGGGAACGCAGCCCGCAGTTTCAGATCGAAACGAACATTGAAAAGACGCGGGAGCAGTTCGACAATTTCTTCGGCGGCGTGGTCGATCAAGGCAGTGCCGTCACCGAGGCGATGCGTGGCTTTGAGGCAGCGACGGCGAGTGTCATTGACCCGCTGAACATGACCGCGCAAGAGATTGCACGGATCAAGGCAGCGCAGGAAACAGTCAATCGGTTGATCCAGCAGGAGACTACGGAACGCACTGCTGCGAACGAGGCGGCTGCGAAGCAAGCCGACCAAGACACGGCCCGCATCGACGGGTTGCTCAAGACGAGCGACGCTGCCAGCAAGGTGACCGACGACCTTGCCGCCGTCGAGCGTGAGCGGGCAAGGATCGCCGAACAAGGCGGCACGGATGCACAGGCTCGCCTTGAACAACTCGACACGCTGCGGGCAAACCTTGAAGAACAGCAGCAGGCGTTGGAGCAGGGATTCGGGCAAGGGTTCGAGCAAGCGTTTGAAGGTGCCAACAAGGCTATCGACACCGCGATTGAAAAGTCCGCAGAGTTTGGGCAGGCCGGGTTCGACGCTGCCGCACAACTGCAAGACGGCATCAAGGCCGCGCAGTCGCAGGCAGAGGCAGGCATCTTGACCAAACCGGCTTTTGACGCCGAGGTGGCGAGGCAGCAAGCGTTGTTTGACAAGCGGATCGAAGGCGAAAAGAAAATCATTGCTGACGCCCAAAAGGCCCGAGACGATGCCGACAAGAAACAACTCCAGCAGCAAGAGTTGGTAAACAACCTTATTGCGATGCAACAGGTGGGTGGCGATCAAGAGCGGATCAAGGCTGGGGAAAACCTTGTGGCGATTGAAGCCGAGATTGCTCGCGCCCAAGAAGCAGCGGCGGCTGCGAGGGCAGCGGGCGACGACGAGGCCCAACGGGCGGCGCTGACGCGGCTACAGCAACTTGACCAAGTGCAGGCCAAAGAGCAGGACATTGCCAGTGGTGCCGCGAAGCAACGCGAGGAATATCAGAAGGCGTTTGAGAAGCAGCAGGAAGAAGCCGCAAAGGCCCAAGAAGCCCAGCAGCAGGCCGTGGCCCAAGAGCAGGCCCGCATCGCGGAGGAACGCCGCAAGGCCGAGGAAGCGGAGTTCGCGCGGCAGCAAGAGCGGGTCCGGCAACTCAACACACTCGGCTCCGCGACGGTAAAGACGACCGACGTTCGCACCGCCGAGGGTGCCGCCCTTGTGCTTGACCTCGCCGCGAGTGCCCAAGACCCCGAACTGATCGAGGCGCGGATTCAAACGAAACTGCTGAACCAGATCGCCCTTGGCCTCGCCGGGGCTGCGTCGAATTACTTCAATCAGCCGGTGGCGATCGTCGGTGCGGCACGGCTCGGAGGGTTTGGCTGATGGCAATTGTTTCCAGCAAAGAACTGGCGCGGACGTACGAGCGCGAGGTGGGCAAGCCCGCTATCGTCAAGCGGCGGTTTGTCGTTGTTCTGAGCGACGACACGTTGACGACGACGCGGCCCGACGAAACCGAAATCATTGCGGCGGCGCTGGGGGTGCCGGTCGTGGACGGGTTTGTTCAGTTGTTTGGATTGTCATACCCTTCGCTCCCTGCGTGGAAAAGCCGAAAGGTTTACATCAACGAGGGTTTCGAAGGCTCGCCGTATCACGTCGAGGTCGCGGTCGAGTACGGCGTTGTTCTTCCGAACGAACTTCTCTCGCCGGTGGATCGTGCCGTTGTGTGGAACTTTGAGGCGTCGGCGGGCGACTACCCCGCGCTCTTCCACTACGGCGAATCAGGCGCGGGCAACGGCACTAAAAACCCACTGACGAACTCTGCCTACGATTATTTCCCCGGGTTGATGACGCAGGAATCGTTGGTGCGGGCGACGGTGCAAAAGAACTTCGCCGCGTTGCCGTCCAGTTGGTTCGCCGTCAACAACTTCGTGAACAGCGACACGTATCTCGGCTGCGGCCCCGGCACGCTGCGGGTGGCGGGGATCACCGCGAACCGCGTCACTGAGGTTTACGGCGCTTCCGAGGTTTCCTACTGGAGCGCCACCGCCACGATTGTTTTCCGCCAGAGCGGGCACCAGTTGCAACTGCCCGACGTTGGATGGAACTTTCTTGACGGCGGGCAGAAACGCCGTGCGATGGTGTTCGATTTCAACAACTCCGAGTGGATTGCCAGCCCGAATCCCGTGGGCCTCAACGGCAGCGGAGCGCAGACGGGCGGCCAGCCCGCGATCTTGCAGCGCCGCGTGAATCCCGAGGCGGCGTTCCTTGCAGTATTTGGAACCGCGCCGACATGACAACGCCACGCGACGCCGTACAGTTCACGCGGGAAAGTGCCGACCGCATTGCGGGCGTGGTGCGGACGCTTGAACTGACGCCAGCGGGTGGGGCACCGCTGAACTTTGAAAAGCCAGCCGAGCAAGTTAAGAAACAAATCCGCTTTGGTGTTATTCAAGGGACTTGGCCGCTAGGCGGGACGAAAAGCGTATATGTCCCTTACGGAACGTCGTTCCGAGAACTCACTGCCTTTAACGGCATTGCTGACGTAAGGGAGTCAGACTTTGTAGAGGAAAGAAAGGTAGCGATTGCGCGCGACGGCACGGCGTGGTCGTACGTTACGCACAACAAAGCGGGCTGCAACTACTCGCTGCCAGCAAGAGAAATCACGGAAGACGGCATCGACTTGGGGTCAAGCGATGCGTCAATTCAGCCGGGCGGAGGGTGTCAGGTTTTGGCAAACGTCGCTGGGTGCATGAAGTGGCTTAGCATGAGCCCTGTGACAGTTATCACTAACGCAAGAATTGACGCGACAAGCATTGTCTTTGAGTGCGAGAACGTCTGGGTGTTCAAGGACGTAGCACCGGCTGACGAGATAACCCTTGACGGGACGGAATGCCATTAGCCAATGAGCATTTATTTCCTAGACGGGAAACTGCTTTTTGAAGACGGCTCAGTTGCTATGAATCGCAACTGCTGTTGTTCTAGTTCGTCGAGCAGTTCTAGTTCGTCGAGCAGTTCTAGTTCGTCGAGCAGTTCTAGTTCGTCGAGCAGTTCTAGTTCGTCGAGCAGTTCTAGTTCGTCGAGCAGTTCTGATTCGTCGGGCAGCAGTTCATCGAGCAGTTCTGATTCTTGCTCCGGCCCGTGCGACGGCGAAACCCCGTGCCCCGAAGGCTGCGAGTGCGTGGATGGTGAGTGCGTGCAAGAGACTGGAGCGTGCTGCGTCCCTCCAAAAGAACCTTGCAGAGTAATCGCAGGACCGTGCGCTCCCGGCTCGTTTGGTGCTGATGGATGCCCAGAAGAACTAGGGCAAAGTTGTGAGGAAAATGTTTTAGGCGAACGTTTCTGCGTCATCTCCGGCGATGTTCCTATAGGAACGTGCGAGGGTGATGTCATCGGGGCTCCTGTTCCGGGATATTGCGTGGCTAACTCCACGCAGGCGGCGTGCGATGCTCTTGGCGGCACGTTTTATTCCGGCCAGACTTGCGAGCAGATTTGCTGCGGCCCCTGCGACGAGGAGAACCCGTGCCCCGAAGGCTGCGAGTGTGTGGATGGGGAGTGCGTCTCGTCGCCATGCTCCGGCCCTTGTGACGGCGAGAACCCGTGTCCCGAAGGGTGCGAGTGCGACAACTGCGGCAACTGCAAACCCGCGCCTTATGTTGGATGCTTCAACAACAGCCATCTGCCGAATGAGCCAAGGTACTCTCCGTGCGACAGCGACGAGGATTGCGCACCAGGGTGCTTTTGCGTCTATGATTTAGGCATGCACTTGGGGAACGGCGGGACGTTAGATAATTTTTTCCCATCTCAGTGTGTGCCAGCAGACATTTGCAGCGAGTGCGATCCGGAAACCGAATTCTGCATAGACTACGACATTTTCTGCAATGAGGCCGATGCACAAGAAGCCAAGGATTCCATGGGTTTCAACAATTGCACCAAACACATCATCACTGGGCAGCCAGTTGGCGGTAGCGTTGTTTACTATCTTTCTGCCTGTTGCCCGAACACTTTCCCATGACTATTACCGGCCGCATAAATGATTTTACGAGTCGCTGCTACCAACGCGGCTACGCGTTGGACGAAGTTCGGGACTGCATCGTCAGCGTAAACGGAGACACGATCACCGTAGACGTTGACCACCCGGCCTACCCGAGAGTGCCAAAGCCGGGATTTGTGAAGCCGCAGGCAAGGGCAATGCCGCAGCCACAGGCAAAGCCGCAGGCAAGGGCAAGGGCAAGGGCAATGGCAATGGCGCAGACACAGGCAAAGCCGCCAGCACCAACCCACGGCCCCGGCGCGGAACTCAAGAAACTCCTGAAGCGTATCGGCATCGTCGCCACGCCCAACTGTTCCTGTAACGCCCGCGCGAAACGCATGGATATTGAGGAAGCCCGCGAACCCGGCTGGTGCGAGGCCCACCTAGACGAGATCGTGGGCTGGCTGCGCGAGGAAGCGACGAAGCGAAAACTGCCGTTCCTTGACGTTGCCGGTAGGGTGCTTGTGAGGAGAGCGATTTCAAACGCCCGAAAAGCATGGCTATCGCGGTAGACAAAATTTACTGCGTCTCGCTGTCGCACCGTGCCGACAGACGCGAGAACATCAAGCGGCAATTGAGCACCGCGCAAAGTCGTGGCGTGCTCGCGGAAGAACTTGCGATTGAGTTTGTTTCAGAGCCGCGTGCAACTCGATCTATAGCCGGGCACTGGTCAATCGGATCAGCAATGGTTCCGCCGTCGTGGCCGTACACGGCTGGCTATTACGCGGCTGGCGAGTCACACCGGGACATTTATCACCGCTTGTGGAACGACCCCAACTGGTCGGCCGCGCTGATCCTTGAGGACGACGCCGAGTTCACAGAACATTTCTACGCAGGATTCAACGAGTTCTTAGAGGAGATCAACAACGACTTCCCCGATTGGCTAGCGCTGTGGCTCGGCGGCTGGAACCGAACTGCGCCGAAGCGTGTCGGAAAACTGGTGAACCTACAGCGTGGGTGCACGCAGATGCACGCTTACGTGGTCAACAGGCACGGTCTTTTGCGTTTGTGGGATCACGTGTGGGTCGAGCAGTTTGCCGTGATTGACCAGTCTACGGCAAGCATGATGGGAATTGACGAGTGCGTTTATTCTCCGATTGAGTGGCACGCGGTTCAGGGCGGATACGGCAGCGATACGTTACGGTGCGTATGAATATTGCGATCTCGTTTTCTCTTGCGGGTGACAATCTCCGCTACTGCGGCGGCATCAACGCAAACGCCAAGGCAATTGCGGAGGTGTACGGGCGAGTGCCGGTCGTTTTGCACCACGACGACAGCGTGCCGCAAGCCTACCTGACTGCGGCCTGTCAACACGGCTGGGAACTTGTGCAGCACGAACGCAACACGAGCGCTGAATATTTGCTGTGGCGTTTCGCGTCTGTTGGAGACCCAAGATACGACGCCGTGCTATGCCGCGACATTGACAGCGTCGTGTGCGAACGGGAAGCCGCAGCGGTATTGCAGTGGATGGCGTCGGATCTAGATATTCACGTTATGCGCGACCACGAGCAGCACCACACCGTACCGGTTGAGGGCGGCATGTGGGGGGCAAAGCGAGGGGCGTTTCCATTCGACTTTCAGCACCTTGTGGCGTGGTGGATAGCAAGGAAGAAACCGTTTCAGTACCGCTCGGATACTTGGTTTCTCCACCGTTTTGTCTGGCCGTACGCGATGACGAAAGCACTTGTCCACGACTCGCTGCGACGCCGTTGGCCGGGCATTCCATTTCCGGGAGATTGGGAGCCGTGCGTAGGGCACTACGCCGACTACACATGAGCGACGAACTTTTTGACCGCGTGGTCGTTATATCGCTGCGCCGCCGGGCCGACAGGCTTGCGGCGTTTCACCAATCGCTTTGCGCCTCTGGCTGGGATATGGCAGAGCCGACCGTGTTCAGCGCCATCGACGGCGGGTCAGGTGTTGTCCCATGCCCAAACTACTGGAAGTCTGGCGGCGGCGCATACGGATGCCAGCAGTCTCACATTCAGGTTTTGCAGCAGGCGCTAATGGACGGAATAAAAAGCCTGCTTGTCTTTGAAGATGACGCCGTTTTTCAGGCTGGATTTGCTGGGTTTTTGCGCCGTTTTGTGGCTGACGTCCCGGCGGATTGGGAGTGCCTCATGCTTGGCGGGCAGCACATGAAGGACGCCGTGAAAGTTGCGGACGGCATCGTGCGATGCACAAACACGCAACGGACGCACGCTTACGCTGTTTATGGCGACGGCATCCGCGACTTGTGCCAACTGTGGCAGAGCAGCAGAAACCACATTGATTGGGACATGGGGCCGTTTTTTGGTCGGCGGCTCCGCACGTATGCGCCCGACCCGTTTGTGGTTGGGCAGAACGCGGGACGCTCCGACATAAACGGCAGGGACAACGGTGCGAAATTTTGGAGGCCGCCAAAAGAGGACTCTCCAATTGTCTGGCTGCGGTGCCCCCGCGAGGTTGCGGAAGCCCTTCGTGACTACGGTTTCCACTACGGTTACGACAGGGACAACGATGGGAATGACCGAGGGCTTAACACAATTTTCCCAAAGCCGGGTAGGTACGCCGGTGGTATTTCAAAGTTCATTACGGATATTCAATGGGAGTGCGCTTCATTTCCAGAAGGCGACGGGGTTTGTACCATCTGGCACCCTCACGCTTCGACAGCGTGCACTCACGGGATTTTGTCTGACGTTGAAGTCATCCAAATTGAAGCGGAAACGACCGACGAAGCCTTGAAGAAATGCCACAAAGCGTTGGGAGAAAAGTTTGTTTTTCTTCGCATCGCCCCCGCTTGACGCCGCCGCTACGTTGAACGGCGAAAGGATCACGCCGGATGCCACGCAAGCAACCACCGCCGAAGGCCGCGAATCCTAACCTCGCTGAGTTGGACTTTGAGGACGAGGAGCCGACCGGCCCCGGCATCCTCGACGACGACGGCAACATGGTGCTGCGGCGTGACGAGAAGCCCCCGACGAAAGGAGTTCGCCGTGGCAAAGGGAAAGACAAACCTGCTTGATGACGTTCTGTCCAAAGCGTCGAACGGCAAGCCGGGTTTTAAGACGTGGTTTGACCGCTTGCCCCCCGCTGCCCAAGCCGAACTGTCTGCGGTGCGTGAGTCATTCGATCCCAACGTCCATCAGACGCGGGCGTTCTCTCTGGCAATCATGGAGGCGGCGCAGGAACGCGGCTGGGCGACCGGCGGCATCCAAGCCGTGATAGCGTGGCTAAAAAAACAACGCTGAGTCAGAGCGTGGCCGCAAAACTCCCGCCGCCGAAACCCGCCGCCGACGCGGAGCAGGTGACGCAATCGCAGAGCGGCGAGACGCTCGAAGCCCGCTCCACGTCGCGGCGAATCAAGACCGTCGAGGATTTACTGCGGCACATCGAAGCGGACATGACACGCTTCGAGATCGCGGCCAGCGAAGCAACGAAGTGGGAGTGCGGCGACGGCGACGGCTCGACGCTGGAACTGCACCGCGTCTTCGTGCGGCTCAAGCCACGCGGCGGGCCGACGACGATACAGTGCGTCGAGGCGATGATCGACGCGGCGAAGAAAGAGTTGCGTATACCGAAAAAGGGATATGCAAAACCGGCGAAGCGGGACGGGCTGTGGCAGGTGTTGATTGTCGCTGATTGCCACTTCGGAAAGTATGCGTGGGGTCGCACGACCGGCGGCGATGACTACGACATTGACCGTGCCGAGCGGCTGGTCGGCAACGCAGGCCGCGAACTTCTTGCGGTGGGAGAAGCCCACAAGCCCACTCGCCGCACGATTGCGTTCCTTGGCGACCTTTTCCACTACGACACGCCGACGGGGACGACGACCAGCGGCACGCCGCTAGAGCGGGACGGGCGACTCCAGAAGATGATCGCCGTGGGCTGCGACTCGTTGCTGGCGATTGTCGAGCGGTCTGCCGCGACGACACCTACCGACGTGGTGATTGTGAACGGCAACCATGACGAGGTGCTCACGTGGACTTTTCAACGCATCCTGCTGGAGCGGTTCCGCAACGATAAGCGGGTCACGATCAAACCAGACTTCACGGGCAGGCAGTATCTTGCCGAGGGAAAAACGCTGCTCGGCTTCGCACATGGTCACAAGGCGAAAAGGAAGTTGCCGCAGATCATGGCACTTGAAGCATCGCAGCAGTGGAGCCAGTGCCCGTACCGCGAGTGGCACACCGGCCACTTTCATTCGCAGGCTGCGGAGTGGCAGCGGCCAATCGAAACGCTTCAAGGCGTAATCGTGCGAACGGCCCCGGCCCTCTGCCCGCCGGATGATTGGCATTCTGTGAACGGGTTCATTGGAAGTAGACAGGCGTGCGAAACCTTTATCTACAGCCCCGATGGTGGGTTGAGTTCCATGCACGTCAGCGAAGGGAAATCATGACACCGGCAACCGTTCACCCAACGTCGCAAGCGTTCTTTGACCTATGCGACTCGCTCAAGGAAATGCACCGCAGGAAATCAAGCGACTACGGCTGCCCATCGGGCACTGATCCGCTGGCAAACATCCGCAACGGGGCGAAGTTTGTGGGCATCCCAAGTTGGAAGGGTGCGATGGTGCGGCTGTCCGACAAGGTGACGAGGCTGGCGTCATTCAACGTGACGGGGCGGCTAGAGAACGAGTCGCTTGAGGACAACTTATTCGACCTCGCATCGTATTCGCTTCTAGCACTTCTGTTGCACAGGGAGTCACGCGATGACTGACGCAAAGATTCCGTACACCGACGACGAGGCAGACGAAGCGTGGTTGTTTGTTGGGCGGTTCGGGCCGTCGAACTCATGGACTGCGACCAACGGCACTGCCGCACGCATGATCGGGCGTCTGCTGGAGGAGCGGGAGCGACTGACGGCGATGCTTGCAGCACGGGATAACATGATTCCGATACACAACAAAGACTTTGACCGCTTCATGTGAGCGCGGCGGCGGGTAGAGCAGCGTCGGTTCCCTTCCTCCCGACGCTGCTCCCCGCCGTTTTTAGTTGATCGCTGGCAGAATGTCGCACGGTGCCGGGCCGCGATCAGTCAACCGACGATCCAGATACCATCGCTGCGTTATTCGCGGGCTGGAATGATCAAGCAGAGCCGTGGCATCGCCGCCGCGTGCCGCAAAGTGGGACGCGGAGGAACGACGTAGTTGGTGAAACGAAAGATGCCGACCACGCCCCAGCCCCGCCCTTGCAACAACGTCGGCGTAGTGCTTCCACAGGTGAGTGCGGCAGAGCGGCCACTGAAAAATTCTTTTCTCGCCGCACGCCTGCTGAACAAGATCACAAGTGCGGGCCGAAAGCGTGTAGAGTTTTTCGCGCTTTGACCCTTTGCGGTACTCGGCCAGCACAAGTAGGTGCGGGGTGACGAAATTCCCCGGCTTGCACTCCAGCACGGCACCGATTCGCTCTGCCGTTTCCCACAGCACCGAGATCAGAGCGGAAAACCAGACGCTGGCCGGGACGTGACCGATGCTGCCGCGTGTTGCAGCAGCCGAACGCATCAGCCCGTGGAGTTGCTCAACTGTCCACGCGTGCGGTATGCGGTCTGGCAACGGTGCTGGGGGGACGCACGGCATGGCGTCGAGAATTCGCCGCTCAAAAGCGAACCGCGCAAGCGACATCAGTTGCGTTCGCTCTTTCTCGGCGGTGTAGGGACTTCGTGTTGCTGCCCTGTGGTCGAGATACCGAGACACAACGAGGTCGGACAGGTCGTCAATCGTCGGTTCGTATCCCAACCACTTTCCGAATGCGCGGATTGTGCAGCCGTAGAGTCTGGTTGTATTGGTTGACCGCCCGCGCAAGCGGAGCGGACGGTAGTAATCGTTGAACAGTGTCTGCAAAAGCATGGTGAACTCCTCCTCTGAGAGTAGGTCACGCTTCGTGCGTATGCGTCCCGTCTCTAGCGGGGAATCCTGTCCCCGCCATTCGACGCCACCCCTCCGACGTGGAGGGGTGGCCGTCTGTTTGTCTCGATACCACGGGAATCGGAACAATGCAAAAACCCCCCGATTGGATTTCGGTGCCGGTCGCAGCGCAAATGCTTGGCTGCACGGATGTTTGGGTGATAAAGATGCTCCGCTCTGGAACGCTTGAAGGGTTTCGCTTGAACGGGCGGGCGTGGGCCGTCAGCCGCAACTCGGTCGCGGCGAACCTCAAGGAATATCTGCACCGCGACCCGACGCTTTCGGGACGCAAGCGTTCAAAAATCGGATGACCCTACTTGTTTCCTATTGTCCGCATGTGTACGAATAGAGGTGAACGGCATGGAGAGTAAACCTGTGGTGTATTTCACAAGTGCGGAAGCAGCGGAGAAACTTGGCTGCTGCGTCAAGACCGTGACGCGAGCAGCGCGGCGAGTGAATCGCGGCGTGTTCGTCCACGGCGGCAAGCGGCTGGCCGCGTTGGCGGCGGCTGACCTGACCGCGTTGCGGTCGGCGATCAACGACACGGTTGGCAATCCCGATTGGATCGCCGCCGCGAAGACGAAGGGCCGCAAGCGGGCCTGACCCCTGTTCCCTACTCTATGGGGATTTTTCACTAGGGCAAAAAGTTGTTCGCCGCGTCCCGGTTTTCGCGGCAGCGATGGCTAACGCTTTGCGGTGCAAGCAGTTAGACGCCCGCGAAAACGCCCGCGAAAATACTTTGGGCCGATACTTTTTTTGCGTTGACGGATCATCGCGGACTTTTTGCCCCCCGTCCGTGTTGAAGCAGGCCCATATATATAAAGGGATTTGACGCGGCGGCGATGATTGGCGGCATGGCACGCACGATCATCCACGTCAACCAGCACGTAGTGAGGAAGAACGGCAAGACCGGTTCCCGCGATCCCTGCTTGACCGTGAAGCGGGGCCGCACGAACACCTACGCGACCGCTGCGGAGGTGCTTGGCCCGTGCCGGGTCGTCTACTCCCCCGACTGCCCGCTTTCCTGCGGGGCAAAAGTTTGGATTGAAACGGATTCCGAGGTGCGGCTGGAGGGCGTCGCCCCGCCCCCCGGCTAAAAAGCCCTCGTTTCCCCCGCGAAAACCGCCCAAAAATAATTTTGGGTAAAGGTATTGACACGCTCTGGACGAATGATACAATACAGGGGTCAACGCGGCGGACACCGCGAGACGCCAACAACGGAGAACGAACGATGGAAACCACAAACAAGTACGAACGCCGCATTGAAAACCTCAAGACGCTGATTGGGGTGGATGCGAAGAAGGCTCAAGACTCGCTGGCCGCACTGAACGATGTGATTGCCGGAACGTTTGCCGAGTTGTCCAACACAGTCACCAGCGTCGATTGGAACACAGACCGCGCTGACGCTCACGCCAAACTTGTCGATCTTCAGTGGGAGATTGAGCGTCTTGCAAACTCGCTTGAAAAGGCTGTTCACGCCGCGACAAATGTCGGAACGCCTGCCCGCTGATTGTTTGGCTACCCAACCCCGCCGCACTGTGCGGCGGGGTTCCACGACTCAAGACACAAGGAACGAACGATGAACGCGATGGCAAGCAAGTTGAGCAAGACCCAGTACGACGCCCTTGTGGCGATTGCGTCTAACACAGAGATGGCCTTGTACGGTTTTGCCGTTCCACCCAGCGATGCTAGCCGCGCGACAATGCGGGCACTTCTCGGCAAGGGAATGGTTTCGATTGCCCGCAGTTATGAGGGCGTCGCACACGAACGGATCAGCGGGCATTTTGGACGGATTGCACACACGCGGCGAGTCTCGTACATCGACATTCGGTATTCGCTCACGGACGCTGGCCGCGCAGCGATCAACGGCTGATTGTTCGGACACACAACCAACGGAGGACACGACGATGGGACTCAGGATGACTTTGCAAGGTGCTCTGCTGCTGATCGACTCGGAGGCCCGCGAGTACCGCGTGGCCTACGCGACGGGCAACGGCGAGTGGGACGTGGTGGACAGGTTCTTGGCGTTGAGCGACGACGCTGCCAATGCCTACGCGGAGCGGTACTTCAACGGCGACGAGTGGTACGTGCTAGACTCGACGGGCCGGAACATCAACGGGGGGAGGGTTTAAGCATGAAACCTCAGCAACTCATGGCGACGGGCGAGTGGTCACGCAGTGGCGAGTGGCCTGGATACGCAGGGGCTGGGCCACGCTACGAACACGGCACGCTGGATATCGTGCTGCAAGGTTTCGCAACGCATCGCAACTCGCGGCGGGCAGGGCGTGGAATCACTAAGGTGCGTTTGTGGGTGCTGACCGTCAACGGGCAGCCGGTGTCGCGTGACTCGCGGTTTGCCCTGCTCGCGAATCAGGCCGCAGTGATTGCCACGAACTCCGCCACCGGCTGCAACAACGCGACGGTAATCACAGCACGGCAACGGCAGGAGGTGCAGTCATGAGCAACACACCCCTGCACCGCGTCTGCTGGAGTTGCCCTGACATGGGCAACCGGCAGGAGTGGTTTTCGACGTGGAACAAGGCGATGGCTTTCGCTCGACGTGAGCGAATCGCCGACAACGCACACTTCGATCAAGTCCAGATACCGAAGACCCGGCTCGGGCTGTGCGAGTGGCTGAACAAAAACTGCAACACGGACAACGGGTGACGCGGTGAACATCAACTGGAACAACGCCATCGTGGCTTTGACGCTGGTTCGCTTCGGGCAGGAGTTGGGCACCGGGGGGCGGCTGGCCCCGATTGTGGCCGAGGCTATCGACGCCGCCCTGCGGCTGATCGGGGGGCTGCGATGAAAACCCCGAAAACACCGGGGAAAACGGGGCAAAAATAATTCTGTTAAACCATTTGACACGAAACGGACGATTGATATAATACTGGCATGACGCGGCGGACACCGCGACGGGACAACGAAACGGAGACATGAACGATGAACGAGTTCAACCGACTGACGAAGATGCTGGGAGAGGCACAGGAAGCACTCGAAATGCTTTCGAGCGGCGAGGCCGGGATGCTCGACGAGGGCACGACCCGCGAAGACATCGCGGAACTGATCGTTGCGGTGCAGGACATGGCCTCATTCCTTGAGGACGAGTTCGGGTCGCGGCTGACTTCCCGCTACGTTGACAACAGCGAGATCGAGGACATGGCTGGCAACTGGCTCGACACGGCCAGCAAGGTGGACGCCCGACGCGGCGAGTGATTGTTCGGATTCCCAACTACCTACAACGGAGACTTTCCAATGACTAGCCAGACCAAGTTCGACATGAAGAAAATCCAAGACGCGATTCGGATGCTTTCCCGCTACGACCGCAAGACGCAACTCACGACCAAGGTGGGTGACAACCCCGCCGCCGTCGATGCGACCCTCACCCTTATCGAAAACCTGTGTGCCGTGATCCGGCAGCAGGAGGGTCTGGTGGTCGAGGACACAATCGAGACCGAGGCCGGATTCTTCGCGGTAAAGAAGTTTCTGGTGGACGAGGACGGCGAGCCTGTCTGTGAGGCTCCCTGCTGCTGATCTGCGGCCCGGCCACGTTGGCCGTACCGCTGGACTGATTGTTTAGGTTCGATAACTTCAAACGGAGACGATGACAATGGCTCACGAAATTGACTTCTCGACGCAGGCTCAAGGCTCGGCGATGTTTGCCTACCAGCCCGCGTGGCACGGGTTCGGCACGGTAGTCTCGGAGGCACAGACCAGTGCCGACGCGCTGCGGATTGCCGGTCTTGATTGGGATGTGCGGCTGACCGACCTCGCCGCGATCATGCCCGACGGTTCCCACCAGAGCATCGACACGCACCGGGCGACGATGCGGGCCGACACGGGCAAGGCTCTCGGTGCGGTGGGGCTGCGATACCAGCCGCTCCAAAACCGGGAAGCGTTTAACTGGATGGACGAGGTGGTCGGCGGCGACGAGTCGCTTGCCATGTGGCACACCTGCGGCTCGCTTCGGCAAGGCCGCAAGGTTTGGATGTTGGCGAAGATGCCCGGCCACGTCGAAGTCACCGACCGCGACGTGCTGGAAAAGTACGTGCTGATTACGAACAGCCACGACGGCACCGGGGCGGTGCGGTTGTTCCCGACGAGCGTGCGGGTGGTCTGTGCGAACACGCTGCGGCTGGCTATTGGCATGGCCGACCGGGCAAAGAACTCCGACGGGTTGCCGCTCGGACTCAAGTTGTTCCACACGGCGGGCGGTTTGTCCCGCCGCGTGGAGAAAGCCCGCGAGTGCCTTGGCGTGATTGCCAACGCTCACGAAGGGTTCGGCCTTGCGGCTCGGCAGATGATGGCGCAGCAAGTCTCGTCACAGCAAGTCGGCGACTACTTCGGCACGCTGGTGGAAAACCGCAGCGACCGCAGCCGGGGCAAGGTGCTGACTCAGTTGTGGGATCGGTTCGCCCTGCCGACGAACGAGGGCGAGCACGGTGCCAACGTCTGGACGGCATACAACGCGGCGAGTGAGTGGGCTGACCACGAACTCCGCGTGACCGGCAAGGGTGATGTTCGTGCGGAACGGAAGTTCCGCAGTGTGTTGTTCGGTTCGGCTCACTCCTTCAAGGAGCGGGCTTGGGCCAACGCGATGGAGATGGCGGTCTAGTCCCCCGTCAGACGCCGCGCAAGCGGCAGTCACCGGGGCGGGCGGTTACTCCGTTCTCCCGCCCGCCCCGGTTCTTTTTTTCAAACGAACGGCACAGGAGAAAACGATGACCAAAGGAACGACGGTTTACCAAGCGTATATGTGCGTCTCACCGGGGGAGTTTTGGATCAACGATGGCACCGTGACCGGCATCGTGTCGGACGGCGTGCCGCTGGTGCTTCACGGCGGCGTGATGGTGCCGCTCGACGCGACGTGGCACCGCACCAAGACCGAGGCGAAGCGTGACGCACAGGCACAACTGGTGCGGCAGATCGGCAGGCTGCAGGCCAAGGCCGACGCGCTGCACGACGAGATTCTGCACGAGGTGCTGACCACTGAGGAGGTGGCGGCATGATCGCGGCAGTCGAGGTGCCCGACGCGGACGGGGAGCCGGTGAAGGTGCTGGTTCGCTTCACGATCAACGAAGCGGAGCCAGCCTGCTACCGGGACTCCAACGGCGACGGGCACCCCGGCTGGCCGAGGTCGGCAGAGTTTGTTTCTGCGACACCGGATGACGAGTGGATCGCGGCATGGATCGAAACACATTGGGACGAAATCGAGCAGGAGGTACTTGAGAATGGCATGGCATGACAGTTTTGATCGCATGAAAATGCGACCGCACGTTTTGGTCGTGTGTCCGCAGGCCGTCGCCCCGGCGTGGGCGAAGGTGGTGGCGGGTGCGGCACGCGGCGACTTCAAGCCGTGGCGGCATCAGAGCGAGGCGGCGGCGTGGGCCGCGATCCGGCACGCGTCGATGCTTGCCCTCGACATGGGGTGCGGCAAAACCTTTTGTGCGCTCTTGGCCCTTGGGCTGATGGCGATTGGCAAGAGCCTTGCCACGGTGCTGATTCACAACGGGGCGTCGAGGCAGCGGGCCGAGAAACTCCAGCAGGCTTTGCAGACGGCGGGGAACCAGACGCTGATCGTCGTTGTGAATTACGACTCGGTGTGGCGTGGCGAGTTGGGCAAACTGATTGAGGGCACGAAGTGGGCGGCGATTGTGCTGGACGAGTCGCACCGTATCAAGTCACCGGGCGGCAAGGCTAGCCGGTGGCTGGCACGGCTGGCGGCGAAGCATCCGCACGCGAAGCGGCTGTGCCTCACTGGCACGCCGATGCCGCACTCCCCGCTCGACCTTTATGGGCAGTTCCGATTCCTTGACGGCAACGTGTTCGGTTCGTCTTACACGCGGATGCGGGCACGATATGCCGAGTGCGACGTGCGGTTCCCCAGCAAGGTCAAGAAGTGGAGGAACCAAGACGAACTCGCAGCGAAACTCGACGCACACTCATGGCGGGTCACCGCCGACGAAGTGCTCGACTTGCCCGACGCGATTCACGACACGATCCCGGTGCCGCTGTCACCGGCAACGCTGAAGTTCTACCGGTCGCTGGAGAAGGAAATGACTGCCGCAATCGAAGCGGGCACGGTCACGGTCAGCAATGCGCTGACCAAACTGCTGCGGTTGCAACAGGCGACCGGCGGCTATGCCCGCACCGAGGAATCGGGCACGGTGTTGATCGACGGGATGCCTACGAAGCGGGCCATCCTTGAGGATCGTCTCGACGACTTGCCCGTGACCGAGCCGGTGGTCGTGTTCTGCCGGTTTCGCTCCGACCTTGACGACGTGCAGGCTGCGGCCCGCACGTTGGGCCGCGAGTACGCGGAGGTTTCGGGCGAACGGAAAGACCTTGAGCGGTGGCAGGCCGGTGACGCCACGATCCTTGGCGTGCAGATTCAATCCGGCGGCGTGGGCATCGACCTGAGCCGCGCGGCGTACGCCTTCTACTACAGCCTTGGCTACAGCCTCGGCGACTACGAGCAGAGTCTTGCCCGGCTACGGCGACCGGGGCAGACGCGATGCGTGCGGTACTACCACTTGGTAGCGACCGGCACGGTGGACGAGCAAGTGTACGCGGCACTTCGTGAGCGTCGAAGCGTTGTCGAAGCGGTGCTGAAAAATCTTTCGCCGAGAACGGAGAGTGTTGCATGAGCATTGAACTGGAGATTGCCGGGCAGATGGAAGACAGCCAGCAGTTGGCAAAACTGCTGGAGCGTGTGGCCGAGTTGCAGGGCGAGAAAGACCGGCTGGCAACGGAGGCGGCGCGGGTTAGCAGGTCGCTCAAGGATGCCGAGCAGTTGGCCGTCGAGCGGCTGGCTGTGTCGGGCCTCGACGGTGTGCGTGCGGCGGGGAAGTCTTGGTTTGTCCGCGAGTTTTTTTTCGTATCGGTTCCCACCGTGAACCGGGAAGCCGTGGTCGAAGCGGCGAAGGCGTCGGGGCTGGAAGACTTGATTGCTGTGAACACCAGCACACTCAAGGCGTGGCTGATGGAGCAGCGGGCTGCGGAGGGCGACGCCGCGTTGGCGGATGGCACTCCGTTCGCAGGGTTGTTGACTGAGTTTCGTGAAATGCGGCTGTCGCATCGCACGTTGGGTTGATTGTTCGGTTATGTTTCCTATCTTCAAAAAGGATTTTTCACATGAGCAAGACGAAGGACATCGCAGTGCTGGAACCGCAGGTCGGATTCCTCGCACTGCACGGAGATTCGGATTTCAAGGAAGCGATGGCAGCGAACCTCTCCACCGGGGAGTCAATCGCAGTCGGTGACTTGATCCGCGTGAAGACGCCAGCGGGCGGCGGGCGGACGTGGCAGTACACCAACAGCGACGGGGCCGAAGTCGAGGAGAAGGCTATCACCGGCTTGCTGGTCTACTACGCCACGCTGGGGCAGTTGTGGGGGTCGGAGGAGCCGACGAAGGGGCAGCGTCCGGTGCTGACTTCGTACGACCTCCAGACGGCGGTGCGGACGAACGACGCGCTGGGGGACATTGACCCCGAGCAGTTGGCCGCGTTCCGCATCGGCGACCGGCTCTACGATTGGGCCGCGATGGGCAAGGAAGGTTCGCCGTTCGGCTGGGGTTCCGGCAAGGGTGGCATCGGTCGGCGGATCAAGGAGAGCCGCACGCTGGCAATCCTGCAGCCGGGCGAAGCGTGGCCCGTCCTGCTGTCTGTTGGCGGCGGTTCGCTGTCCACAATCTGCCCGTTCGTGAAGCGGCTTAAGGTAGCGCACTTCCGCTGCCATGTGTCGCTGACCTTGCAGAAGGTGGCGTCGAAAGGCGGCATTGACTACTCGCAGATTGTGCCCGAGTTGATCGGCACGATCAGCCGCGAGGAGGGGTTGGTAATCAAGGGTCTGTACACCGATCCGCTGACGCGGATCGCTACGCAACTCGACGTGCCGCAGGATGCGGCCTGAGAAGGGATGCTCGTCGGTTCGCCCCCGCGTCGCGTGGAGACGCGGCGCGGGGGCATCTTTCACACACACGAAACACGGAGGCAGAATGGATATGGCTACGCATCATGGGGTCGCCGCGCTCGCGGCGACATACGCCGCACGCGGCTGGAAGATTGTTCGGCTGTACGGTTCGCCGTCGCCGGGGGTTTGCACTTGCTGGAAGGGCCGGGACTGCGGCACGCCGGGGAAGCATCCGCAGGGCGAAGCGTGGCACCTGAGTGCCACCGATGACGAGGAGACGGTGCTGTCGTGGTTTGAGGCGGGCACGCCGGTGAACATCGGCTTGCTGCTTGGCCCGGCATCAGGTGTCGTAGACGTTGAACTTGACGGTGACGATGCGAAAGCGGCGTGGGCCGCGCTCGGCCTTGGCGAAATCTGGACGCCGACTTACACGGCAGGCCGGGGGCCGCATCGGCTGTTCCGGTGGGACGAAGGATTGCCCGCTACGGCGGTGCGGAAGGTCAACGGCATCGAAGTGCGGATCGGCAACGGCGGCGCGGCGGCGCAGTCGGTCATTCCACCGTCGGTTCATCACACTGGAAAAATCTACGAGTGGGTGCCGGGAATGAGTCCCGACGACGTGGAGTTGCAGCCGCTGCCTGAGAAGTTGGTGAACTTACTTTGGAACGACGACGGCACGGGGCAGCGGATCGGCACGGGGCGAAAGCCCGCGCGGGCGTTGCTACACGAACCGGTGAAGGAGGGCGGCAGAAACGAGGAGGTGTATCGGTTCGCCGTCCGCGAGGCGTTCCGTTCGGGGCCAGACCTTGACGACCAAACCGAGCAGCAAGATTTGCTGGCGAAGATTCGGATGCTCAACACGGTGCAGTGCAAACCGCCGATGGCCGACGACGAAGTGGTGGCGATCTTTCGGTCGGCGATTGGGTACGTTCGCAAGACCCGGTCGGCTGGCATGGATCAAGCCGTGGCGATTGCTCACGCCGAGGCGACCAGTGCGAGGGAGTGCGCGAAACTCAAGCCGATCAAGCCCGAGGCTGGGCAAGGCTGGGTGCGTTTGTTTACGGCGTCAGGGCTGGCGTTCACCCCCATCGTGCCAGACGCTGACCCTGAGTGGGGGCCGGGCGAGTGGCGGCTGACGGTCGTGCACTCCGACCCGCTGGAATACCGGCTGCACGTTCCGGCGTGGAAGCAGTGGACATCGAACGGCACGGGCAACATCTCGCTTTCGGTTGACCAGTACCGCAGTGCCACGAAGGTGGCGGCGGCGGTGCTGAGTGCGACCGGCGTAGTGATGCTCGACAAAAAGCCGGGCGATTGGAAGCGGATTTGGGACGGCGGCTACAAGGTCAAGAACAAGCAGGGCGACGCGACCGCCAAGACCCGAACCGCCGACGGAGTGAAGGCAAAACTTCTCGACAACGTGGAACACGAATGGCCGGGAGCAAGTAGCCTGCGTTACGTGCTTCTGGCCTCATGGCTCTATGACCGGCTGGCGCAGGCCTCCCAGCCGTCGGACGATGATCTGCCCGACCCGACCGGGCGGGCGGCGTGGCGGCAGGACGGCACGCTCTGGTTCGGCTGGGGCAAAGTCTGGGAGGACATCGAGCGGCAGCACCGCGTCAACGACGGCGAGAGGCTTGCCCTCAAAAGGCGTCTATTAGCCCGTCTGGAGGGCGAGAAGGATTTCAGGCACACGGAACACAGGCACCTCGGCGGTGCCCGCAAATCGTACGTGGTGTGGACACAGCGGGAGTTCGCGGTGCTGGAGGAGATTGCGACGATGGATGCCACGCCGCCGCAGGGGGCCGACGGCTGATCCCTACTCTAGGGGGATTTTTATCATGCCTAAAAAGTTGTTCGGAGCCGCTCGGTTTCCCCGGCAATGTGCGATCTGTACTTGTTTTTACGCGGTGAAACGTGCCGCGAAAACCGCCGCGAAAACTTTTGTGCAAGAGGGTGTTTTCTCGAATCGTCGTCAAACGGTGGGTCAGAGTGCCCATGTTACGGATCACCGCGGACTTTTTACCGTCGTCGGAGTTATTCCGAGGGCCAATTATAAGAAGGGGATTGCGTGCAAATCGCCAGACTGATCGGTGCCGCCGGGAGCGGCAAGACAACCGAACTGCTGAACATCATGGAGGCGGCGTTGCCCAAACTGGGGAACGACCCGCTGCGGTTGGGCTTCGCGTCGTTCACCCGCGCGGCCCGTGCCGAGGCGGTGAGCCGGGCGGCGGCGGCGTGGGGAGTTCCGCACACCCTGCTCGACGGCGACGGCTGGTTCCGCACGGTTCACTCCACCGCGAAGCGGTGCCTCGACGTTGGGCAGGGTCAACTGATCGGCAGCAAGGCGGCCGACGTGGAGTGGATCAGCAACGCTCTCGGCGTGCGGGTCTCGACCAGCATTGACGAGGACACCGGGCGGCAGAAGTTTGTCGGCGGTCAAGAGGGGGCGGCACTCAACGCGTGGGATCACGCCCGCAACACGCTCTTGCCGCTGGCCGAAGTGGTGCGGCGGGCACGGCGGCTGGACGACGACGTGCCAGACTATGCTGCCGTTGTTCGGATAGCCGAACGGTACGAGGGTGCGAAGCGTGTCGGTGACCGGCTCGACTTTTCCGACCTCCTGCTCCGCTTCACCGGGCTACGCGTGGACACGACCGAAGGCGTGAGCCGCGTTGAACCGGAGGGCTACTTGCCGCCGGTATCGGCGTGGCTGTTTGACGAGCAGCAAGACGCCAGCCCGTTGCTCGACGCGGCCTGCAAGCGGCTGGTGTCGGCACCGACGGTGCGGTGGTGCTACGTCGTGGGCGATCCGTTCCAAGCGATATTCGGTTTCGCCGGGAGCAGTGCCGAGTGTTTCCTTGGCTGGCCTGCGGAGAAGGAAAGGACGATGCCGAAATCGTACCGCTGCCCCAAGCCGATTTTGGAACTTGGCGAGCGGTGCCTGCGGCGGATGCACAAGGGGTACTTCGACCGCGGCGTATCTCCTGCGGATCACGAAGGACAAATCTTCGACACCGAGACAGAGGTGCCGCTGTCGCGGGCACGACCCGACGAGGATTGGCTGTTCATCGCCCGCTCGAACTTCGACGCGGGGCGGCTGCACGCTTCGCTCAGTGCGGCGGGCAAGCCGTCGCGGTGGGTCAAGCAGACAGACGGCTCGACGGTTCGCGGGCAGGGGCTTGCCGCGCTCTACGCGTTGGAGAAGGGCAGGCCGGTGAGCGGCGTTGCGTGGGGTCGTGCGATTGAGTTGCTGCCCACGATCAACAAACACAAGGAGCCGATGCTGGCTCGCGGCATTAAGACCGGATGGGCGAGGCAGCACGCCAGCAAGATGGACGTGGTGTTTCCGAACGAGTTGGAGAAGGTCGGCGCGACCGCACCTTTGATCGCCAGCATCCGCAGCGGTGCGTGGTGCGGGCTGGTGGATCGTGCGGAAGGCTGGCGGCGGCACGCTGAACTGTGGGGCGAGGAACTGGCGTCTAACTCCCGCATCCGCGTGGGCACGATTCATTCGGTCAAAGGGATGGAGGCCGACAACGTGGCCTTGCTCACTACGGTTGCTAAGCGTGTGGAGCAGGGCCGCGATGACTGCCCCGCACAACATGACGAGGAGTGCCGGGTGGCCTACGTCGGCGTGACGCGGGCACGGCGGAATCTGTACATCGTCAACGAGGGGCGGCACGGCAAGCCGGTGCCCCGCATGGAGGTGCTGTGATGCTCAACCCTGCAATCGCCGGGGAGTCTTGGGAGCAGGAGTTCGTTGCTCTCGCAAAGGGCAACGGCCTCAAGGCGAGACGCGTGCCCGGTTGCCGACCGCACGATGCGGTTGTGAACGGGATGAAGGTGCAATGCAAGAACATCACCAGCGACGCCGACGGGCGTATTCGCGTGGGCAAGTCCTACGGCAAGGGTGGCACGCGGCGGTATAAGCGAACGGACTTCGATGTGCTGGCAATAAACTTTAAGGGCACGCGGCTTTTCATTCCGGCACAGATGCTATGCGGCTCGCGTGGACGCTGGCCGAACAGCATTGTGGTTCGCCGCTACTGGCGGTGCCGAGACAACTGGGCCGTGTTCACGACCGGCGGCAGTTGCGAAGAGGCGATCCAGCAAACGCTATGGGAGGGCTGCGCATGATCGTCTTCCACCCACACCCCGAACCCTGCTACCGCTGCGAGGCAACGGCATGGGAAGCAATCGACACCCGCATGGTGCGGGAGCGTGGCCGCAGCACGCCGCACGACGTGGTGGAGTGCTGCTTCTGCGGCGTGATGGTGCTGGCCGCAGCCGCACCCCGGCCCGTCGCGGCAGAGCCGCAGGCCAACCGGCCTGAGTTCCGCTTCCAGTTCGGGCGGTTTGAAGGCATGACGTTCGCCGAGGCTGACGGCGAGACAAACGGGCGGGCGTACCTTGAGCATCTGCGGGACACGAACGAGAAACTCCGCGACCGGATCGCGGAATACCTGACGGCGGCTACCGCTTGACAGGTCTGGTCAGGTGGCCGCATGAGCGTTGCCACTCTCGCCCGCAAGCCGCAGGGCCACGAAGACGAATTGCACGACGGCGAGAATCCGTTCTCGACCAACAAGGTCACGGGGCACAGTCTCAACTTCCCGATCATCGGAACGTGCCGCCCGACGACGGTGTGTGCCGATACGTGCTACTTCGCCGCCGGGCCATCGACGTGGCGGCAGAGCCTCGACAAGCAGCACCGGCTGCTCAACACCCTGCGGGCTGACCCCGCCCGCCTTGCCGTCCGCATCGTCGAGTGGACGCAGCGGCTGCGGCTGACATTCGTGCGGTGGAACGGCGGCGGCGACTTGGTGGAAGAAACGCCCGCGTGCATCGCGGCGGTAGCAAACGAACTGCCGTTCATGCCGCAGTGGGTTGTGACGCGGAGGCCAGAGTTGGCCGCAAAGATAACGCCCGCACGAAACGTGTTCGTGCACTTCTCCGTAGACAAGGCATCATGGGCAAGGCTGGAAGAGTTTCGCGGCATCGCTCCCGCTGGCTTGCAGTGGTTTCATTCGTACCAATGCGACGACGGCGAGGTGCCGCCAGCAGCGATAGCACCGGTCGTGTTTCGCAACAAATATGACCTTGACGGATCGGCCCCCATCGAGGACGATTGCCCCCTTAACTTGAACGAGTCGATTGTTCGGGTATGCGAATCGTGCCGTCGCTGCTTTAATGGCGACGCCGTGGAGAGGGCAAAGGAATGCCGCTAGAGTCCGCTATCGTCGCGTCGATTGTTCGGCTAGCCAAACAGCAAGGCTGGTGGGTCATGAAGATTCACGGCGGGCCGTACCAGTTGGCGGGCGTGCCAGACTTGTTGTGCCTGCAGCACGGGCGTGCGGTGTTCCTTGAGGTGAAGCAGCCGGGGAAGAAGCCCACCGAGATTCAACGCAGGCGGATGAACGAGATTGAGACACAGGGAGGAGCCGTGTGTCACGTTGTCACAAGCAAGGAGGAAGCAGATGCGTGCTTACGAACTGACCCGAAAGGTGGCTGTTGGCCCGCTGTCGATCAAGTTGCGGATCGACGCTGACGAGTCGCAGTGCGACCACTGCCAAGAGATGGCAGACGAGATCGCAATGCTGGTATCGACCCTTGCCACCGACGACGACGAGCCGCTGGTGCTTGCCGAAAAGATCATGAACATCTTCGCGCCGATCACTTCAGTTGAAGTGACCGACGACGAAGGCAACGGCGGGGTGGTGCGTCAATGACAATCGAACAAGTGGTATGCGTCTGTCTTGGTGCGGTGTTTCAAACAGGATGGTTCCTGCTTGGCATCGCGGTGGGTATGTCGTTCTCTCGAAAGGAAGCGAAGAATGTCAGCGGCTACAAAGACTCAAAAGATTACTGGCACAACATTGAACGCCGGTGAAGTCAAAGCGGCCTTGCAGTTGGTCAAGGACGCGGTGCCAACGCGGACGCCGAACGCGGTGCTGTTCAATGCACTGATCGGCGGCGGGTTCGTGACGACGTGCGATGGCGACCTTCGCGTGACGGCACCGCTGGATGGCTTCAACGCGGCACCGATGCTTGTGCCGCACGCGCGGCTCATGGCGATCTTGAACGCGGCGGGGTCTACGAACGTGACGTTTACCGGGCGGGATACTTCCTGCACCGTTGCGGCTGGTGCGGGGACGTGGACGCTGCCGACCGAAGACGTGGCGGCGTATCCGGCGTGGGACGTGACCGGGGCAAAGCCCCTGCCCCGCATCCCTGCCGACCAGTTCGTGCGTGCGGTCAACTCCGTCGTGTCTGCGGCGGACGATACGAGCAGCCGGTTCGCTATGGGCGGCGTGCTGATCGACGTTCACGAAGACACCGTGACGTTCGTGGGTACGGACGGGCGGCGTCTTTCCACCGCGGAGATCGAGCACGACTTCGCCGTGGACGATTCGCTGACGCTGGTTCCGGTGCGGGCCATCAAGGCTATGGCGAGGATCGCGGCCATGTGCGGCGACGAAGGCTCGGTGCAGATGGAGGCGACGAACAATGAGGTCGTGGCGTCCATCGGTCGCATGACCGTGACCGCCCGGCTGCTGGGTGGCAAGTTCCCGAACTGGAGGAACGTCGTGCCGGAAGGCGGGGCCGACCCGACGACCGTGACGATTGACGACTTGCTGGGGGCAACGCGTGCCGCTGCGATTTGCACCAGCGATTCGAGCCGCGGCGTGGTGTTCACGTTCACCGACGGGGCCGTGCTGCTGCGGGGGCAGAGTTCGGAGGCGGGGCAGTCGGAGGTTTCGTGCCCGCTGGTGGAGTTTGGTGCGGAGTGTACGGTCAAACTCGATCCGGCCTACGTCAGCGAGTGGCTGGCCGGGTTGCCCGCCGACGGCGAGCCGACCGTCAGCGTCGTGACGCACGGCAGCGGCGGTGCGTTCATCATGCGAACTGATTGCCACATGGGGCTGGTGATGCCTCTTGAGTAGTTGTTTGGGTTCCCGTTCTTTTCATCAAGGAGGATGCGATGCGTTTTGCTTTTGCTCTGCTGATTGCTTCGGTTGCCACGCTTGCCGTGGCTGATGGCACGGTTGTCGTTCGTCGCGGCGGTTCGGTGATTACTGCACAGGATCACGCGACGATCATTGCCCGCCGTGGCTCACTGGTTCACAGCCAGTGCAGCCAGACGGAGGGTATCGGTATGGGCAGCACGCCCGAAGCAGCCCGCCGCGCGTGCTGCTACTTCGGGCGGAAGACGATCATCGAGGAGGGCATCGCCTACTCGCCGGTCACTCGCCGCTACTACGCGGTGATTCGCTACCGCTAGCCCGCCCGGCCCTCGCCGCCGGGGTGTGCCCAAGCACCCCGGCGGCGACGCGGCCAAGTTTCTTGACGCGGCTGGCATAGTGTGCGGCATGAGCCTTGAAATGCCTCGCGTTGCAATCGTCACGTCAGTCAGCGAGGGGACTCCGTGGGCGTCGATTGTGATGCCGAGCCGCCTTGAGTACGGCATCCGGCACGGCTACACGATTGTTGCGTTGCCCGGCACGTATCCAGTCTGTGCGGTTGAGTCGCTGTTGCTCACTCGCCTGCTGCTTGAGTCTTACGACCTCGTTTGGACTTTGGGGGCAGACTGCTTGATCACGAATCATGCAGTGTGCATTGCGGACGTTGCTGAACTTGGCCCGCACATGACGATTTGCGAGGAGTTGCTTGGCCCGCACACGCTATTCAACGCCGACTCGATTGTGTGGAAGGCGACCGCAGAGACGAAGCGGCTGCTTGACTACTTGGCTAATCGTCCTGCCGAGTGGATTGACTCGCCGTTCATGCTTCAGTGCTGGCTGCGTGACAATATGCACTCTCTCGCGGGCGTGGTCACTGTGGCTCACGCTAGAGCGTTCAACTCGGTTGATTGCGGAAAGTGTTTCTGGAAACCCGGCGACTTGGTTTATCACCCATGCGGTGCACCGACGCAGCAGCGGTGCGACGCCTTGCGAAATCGGCTTGAGGACATTGTTCGGTGAACATAACCATCAGCGGATACAACCGGCCCGAGTACCTTGACCAAACCTGTCAAGCCGTGTCGCGTTGCATCGGCGTGTCGAGTTGCCGCGTGGTCGTGCTGCTCGACCCGTGCGAGGAAACCCAGCAGTCGCGGGAGATCGCCGCCAGCCACGGGTTTCAATCTTTGGCGTTGACTGCTCACGCTGGGTGCAACGACGCGATCTACACGTCGATGCGGTACGGGTTCGAGATCATGCAGTCGGAGTTCCATGTCCACTTTGAAGACGACTGCGTACCGACCCGCGACGCGTTGCTGTGGTTCTCTTGGGCACGCGACCAGTACCGGCACGACCCGCACGTCATGACAGTGTCGGGCTACCAGCAGCAGAGCAACGGCAAGCCAGACCAGTGCGGCACCCGCCGGTGGTTCACGCCGTGGGGCTGGGGCACGTGGGCGAACCGATGGGTTGAGATCGCCCCGCAATGGACGAGCAAAGACGGCCCCTCGTGGGACATCATCTTGAACAACCACATCCGCGGCACCCGCTGGGAGGCGTTCCCGACGGTGAGCCGCATCCAAAACATCGGGGCTGAGAAAGGCACGCACGTCGCTAACGCGGAGTGGCACGCGCAGTATCACCATGTGCCTATCACCGCCGACGACTTGGGCGGCGGCATCGTCCGCGACTTTGTGGAAACGGAGCCGCTGCTGTGATTCTGATTTTTGAACACTACAGGCCGAACGACTCCGAGCGGATCGCCGAACTCGACGGCACGTTCAAGGCGAACGTGGAACTTGGCATCTTTGAAGACGTTGTGCCGGTGAGCAACGGCGACGAGCGGCTGCGGTACGGGCAGGTTTTTCGCATGTGTGCCGAGCGGTATCCTCGCCGCGTGTGCGTGCTGGCGAACTCCGACATTCAGTTCAACCACACGGCCCGGCTGCTGGAGGGGGCGGTCGCTGAACCGAAACGGTTCGTGACGTTGACCCGGTGGGAGTCCCCGGCGACGCCCCGCATGGTCGGACAGTACAAGGGCGAGCGTTTCTATTCTGGTTCACAAGACGTGTGGGCATTTGTAGGCGGCGAACTTGTTGGGATTGGCGACCGCATTCCGCTGGGCTACATCGGCTGCGATAACGCGATTGCAGGCGAGGCAATGGAGGCGGGCTACTCCGTAGTCAACCCGGCACTCTCGATCCGCACGCTTCACAACCACAAGGGCACGGGCCGGGCCGAGGGCGAGATGAGCGTCACCGGCACGTACGCATACCCCGAACTGACGACGATGGCCGTGACGGGGCGGCTGGTGCACCACCCGTGGCCGCAGGAGGGAGCCGATGCCCAGCGTGACGCTTGACGAGATCGCCCGCCACCATCCCGACGTGCTGCTGCCGCCCGACGCAGAGTTCGCGGACGACTACCGCGACAAGGCCGCGGCCGGTCGCCGATTGGCAAAGGACGCGACCGTTGCCTTCGTTGCTATCTGCCGCAACGCGATGCCATGGCTGCCGCGGACGCTGGCGTTGGTCGAAGAGACCGGGGCGATGTTCCGCGAGTGGTCGGCGTTTGTTTATGAGAACGATTCGGCTGACGATACGAAAGAGGTGCTTGCCGCGTGGCAGAACGGGCAGCAGCGGCACGCGAGTCTGAATACGAACGGTCGCCCGCATCTCAACCTGACGACCGCACCGGTGCGAACGCACGCCCTAGCCGAGTACCGCACGGCGTGCCAGTGGTTCGTGCGGAACGGCGAAGCCCCCGACTATGTGATTGTGTTTGACGCCGACCCGTGGGGTGGGTTCAGCGTAGACGGCGTGGCGAACTCTATTGCGTGGCTGGATGCAGACCGCGACCTCTACGGGCTGGCGGCGTATTCGTGGGGCGAGTGGGGGCCACCCGTATCACCGAAGCCCATAGCCGTTCACTACGACGCTTTTGCTGCACGGCTCAACCACTGGCGGCAGCGGGATCAGCAATGGTTTTTCCACTGGCACCCGCCCGTCGGCTCGACGCCGGTGCGATTCAATTCCGCGTTCGGGCAACTGGCGATCTATCGGGGCGATGCCTACCTTGCTGGCACCTATGGCGGCGACGACTGCGAACACGTTGTGTTTCATTCGTCTATCGCAGCGGCAACGCAGAAGCGTTTCGCGCTGAACCCGTCGATGCGGTGCGTTTCCTTCTGGCTTCCAGAGGAGGGCAAGCGTGGCGGGTAACACGGCGGCGATTGACTTCAAGACGTTGCGGGTTCAGTGGGCATCGCACCTGTCGATGCACTACATCTGCACGCATTGGACAATCACGAAAGACCAGTTGATTCGCCTGAAGACAGTCGCCGACTTGCCGCCGCGACACGACCGGCGGCTCCGCTTCCGACCGCAGCGTGGCGAAACAAAAGACCCGACGCCCGCCGAACTGATAGCCCGCGCGGCCGAGGTGCGTGCTGGCTGGGACGAAGAAACGGAACTGCGGCGTCAGGGCATCAAGCCGCAGCCATACCGGATGCCGGAAATCAGCCTCTCCCCGGAGGCCCGCGAAATATTCGAGGGCTTTAGAGATTAGCGAACTGCAAGCCTGCCCTGCCGCGTTGTCAGAATGAAACGAAGGAGACAACTATGGCACCAAACTACCAAGGCACGGCAGACGAGTACGCCAAGTACGGGGCGTCGCTTTCTATCTGGCAGCAGATTGCGTTGCTGCAGGCATGGTCGCCGCTGATCGGCTACGGCCAGCGATTCGTGAACGAGATCGACCCATACAAAAAGGGTCTTGTCGTGAGCGATGCCGCCGAGTGGCTGGCATCGAAGACCAACACACAGGCTGACGACCAGTTGGTGCGGCTGCTTGCCGACATCTTCAAGACACCGCAGGGCGAGTCGCTTGTGCGGTGGTGCCTCATGCAAGCCGAGGGGGCAAAGTGAACACCGATGCCATCATACGTGTCGTCGCCCTTGTGGCGGCAGTGGGTGTCGTCGCTGGCCCCGCGATTGCCGCCTTGGCTGCAAAAGTCAAAGCCGCGTGGAAAAACCGTGCGGTGGAAACCGCAGGTGAAAAGACCGCAGCCGTGACCGGCAAGGATTTGCACATCGTGCTTGACCTTGCCACGCGGCTGAAGGCTGCGGGGTGCACTGAAGGCGTGGCCCTGTGCCAGCAGTTGATCGACGTGATGCTTGGCAACGCGAAGGCAAAGAAATGAACTGGCAGCGTCTCACGATTGCGGCGGTGCTTGGCTACGTGGCCGCGTTCGGCGTGCCGTCGGTGCCGCGTGCCGTCCCCGGCTTTTCAGTTGACGCCCCGAGTGAGCAGATGAAAACAAAAGTAGCCGACGTTGCCGCAGCCTTGAGGCCAGCCAGCGAAGTTGACCGTGCCGTGTGGGCTGCGGTCTGGGAGCGGGCGGCGATTGTCGTGGCGGCACCGGAGGGCACCGAGGTGGTGTTCACCGACACGCGGAGCCTGCGAGGCTTCACCGTGCTGTCGCTCGACATTGCGTGGCGGCGTCTGGCTGGCAACCAACCGGGCAAGTATGTGGGGCTGCGTGAGGCGGTTGAGAAAGCGATGGCTGGTGTTGTCGGCATCGAGGTGGTGCCCGTGACAACGGACTTGCGGAAGCAATACGCGGACGCTTGCCGTGCGATTGCATGGGCTGGCATCGGCAACGGAGGGTAGCCCGTGGCCGACTTCATTCCTCTGATGGGCTACACGCCCGACCGCGATGGCACCGACGCGTTCCTTGCAACGCTGCCCCGGCCTACGCTGGCACAGGCCGGGCCAGACTTGGTGCTTGACGAATCGAAGGACGTATTCCTTGGGCAGTATTTGCTCAGGGTTGCCCCCGATTGGAAGCGTGGTGCCCAAAAAATAGGCTCGTGCGTGGGGTGGGGGTGGAGTTTGTCTTGCGACATTCTCGCCGCGTGCGATGTGCTGCTGCGGAACGAGAGCGAGAGTTATGGCGGGCGGGTTTTGGAGGCGAGCGTCTACGGATTTTCCCGTGTGGAAGTTCGCGGCGGCAGGAACCTCGGCGGCGACGGATCATACGGCGGCGCGGCAGCGAAGGCCGTGACGAAGTACGGCACGTTGCACTACGGCATCGACTACGGCGGGCAGACGTTCAACGACAACAGCGGGAGCCGTGAGAAGGAATGGGGACGCGACGGCGTGCCCGATTCCCTTGAAGCAGCGGCGGCGCGGCACAAGGTTTCGTCGGTGACGTTGGTGCGGAATTTTGAAGAGGCAGCCAAGGCGATCCAGAACGGCTACCCGATTGCGGTGTGTTCTGGAATGGGATTTTCCATGACGCTGCGGGACGGCTACATGACGCCGATGGGCGGCTGGGCACATTGCCAGATGGCCGCTGGGGTGCGGTGGAATCCAGAGCCAGCGATCCTCGTCGTGAACAGTTGGGGCGACTGCTACTCGGGAACGTACGATACGAATCTGCCGCCACAGTTCCAGCGGTCGGCAGGCTGGGTGAAGGCGAAAGACTTCACCCGCATGATCCAAGGCGACGACACGTTTGCCTTGTCTGGCTACGCCGGGTTCCCGCCCCGCGTGCTGTCCGATTGGACGGGAGGCGTGCTGTGAAATCCGCTGCTCTCATAACCGGCGTGTTCCTGCTCACCGCACAGAGTTGCACCGTGCAGCAAGACCGCCCCGACATCACCGCCGACCTTGCGTGCGAGACGGCACGCATGGTCGTGAAGTTACGGCAGGAGATGGCACCCGCTCCGAAGTCCGACAAGTGTTCCAACTGCGACGGCACGGGCAGGCTCGGAGATGGACGCATCGTTACGGTGTGCCCCGTTTGCAAAGGCACCGGCAGGGCTTGCACCGATGGGCGGTGCAAGCAATGAACCTTTCCGAACTGCAGCAGTATTGCTGGAAGCGTTGTCCGCTAGGGAAGCACGTTATCGGACGCGGCACGCTCGACGACCTCGTGCAGTTGACGGTCGAGAACTGGCAGGGGGATTACCTCAAGTACGCATTGACCGAGGAGCAGCGGCGGATCGTATGCCTTGGCATCGAGTCGTCAGTGAAGCGTGGGCACCAACTGGTCAGCGGCAAGGAGCCGAAGGAATACGGATTCATCTGGGCATTCATCCTGCAAATCATGGTCAGTGCGATCATCAAAATCCTGCTTGATTGGTGGATGGAGCGTGCAAGTAACCGGGTCTTCTTGCTTACGATGCAACTGGAGTTGACGCGATGACAACTGACGAACTGAAGCAGGGCACCATCGACACCCTTTTGCGGATCGCTGAACGGTTCGGCGTTCCGGTCGTGCTACTGGCTGTGTTGCTCTACTGCGGACGCGAAGCGGCCATTGCGATCCACAGCAGCGTTGTCGAGCCGGTGGTCAAGAGTCACGTCGAGTTTCTGGAGTCAACGCAGCACACCATGGAGCAGCAGTCCGAGACTTTGCAGGAACTCGCCAAGGGCCAGCGTGAAATCCAGCAGGTACTTGCACGGCCTGCTAGGACAGACGCACAAAACTAGCGCGACGCTATATCACCCCAAGAGCGCAATTCACATGGCAATGAGTCCGAGACTGCTTCGCCCGCGAGCATCCAGCGGCTACGGCCTAGACGCCCGCGATTGGCAGGCCCGCGTGGTTGCCAACGGCGGCACCGTCTCAGCCACGACGATGAAGGCTGTCGATACCTTCTGCAAGTCGATTGTGACGGCGGGCATCCGCGACCGCTTCTACCGCCTCAACTTGGTCTGTGGCACGGGCCTTTCGGCCGCACTGGTGCCGCTGTTCAGAGGGCCGTCGCTGGGCGGGACGCAGTTCGGGAACACGACGGATACGAACGTCAACTTCGTGGCTGGTGACTACGTTGAGACGGGGGCGAGTGGCGGGCTGGTCGGTAACGGCAGCAGCAAGTATTTGCAAACCGGCTTGCAATCGTCTGCGTGGATCACTGGCGGCAACGTGCGCTCGCATCTGTCTGTCTACAAACGCACCAGCACAAGCAGCGGAGTACTCCTGAGCGCGAGGTCTACGGCACTCGGAAACACATGGGAATTTGGCGCTGGCGGAAATGTTCTGGGAGGCACTACGGGCAGTGTTGCCGTGCCGGGTACGCATGACTCGCTTTTAGGTGTAACACGCACAAACGACACTGATCTCGTGTCGTTCCGCAGGACTACGCTTTCGGCCGCCAATGCGGCGAGCGCGTCTGTTTCAGGAACGTCGATACCATTTGCCGTGTTTGCCCGCAATGACCAGAGTACGGGTGCAAACGCCTACACTGCAAACCTGTTTAGCAACCAAACGCTCGCGGGATATTCTATTGGTGCCGGGCTCAACTCCAGTGACATTTCTGCATACGATGCGGCCATGCAGGCGTTCCAGACCGCACTGTTCCGCGACCGCGCAAGCAGCGACCCCGCCTTCTCGGCCGTTACGAATGCCGAAGCAAAACTCTGGATCGACAGCGTCTACGGCAACGGCGGCACCGTGAGCACCGCGACGGCTGCGGCGGTCAACACGTTCTGCAACTCAATCGAATCGGCGGGCCTGCGGTCGCTCTTGTGGCGAGCGAACCCGATGGCAGGCGAGAACCTTTCGGCGGCGCTCGTTCCCTTGTATCGCGGGCCATCGTCAGGCGGCACGCAGTACGGCAACGCCACCGACACCAACGACAACTTCGTGAGCGGCGACTACGTTGCAACGAGCGGGCTGATCGGAAACGGCAGCACCAAGAGGCTGCGGACAGGTCTGCCGCTGAACTTCTCTAGTGCGAGGCACATTGGTTGCTTCGTGCATACGCTGCCAACGGCTACGTTCCGCGCCTACCTTGGCGGCACTGGAGCCACAGGCTTTTCAGGTTTGTTTCGTCTGACAAATGTAAACCCCGTTACAAATTATGCCCTAGCGGCCTACAACGAAGCGTCTGGTGCGGGAGGCTCTGGTGGCACTTCTGTACACGCGGCTGGCGATTTTGTGTTAGGGGCGCAGGCTGAAACGGGGGGAGCCGCCGTTTGCTACACAAACGGAACATTGTCTGGCATTGCTGGAGTTGGCCGTAACTCTGGAACCGTAACAACGGGAATCTCTGTCTTTGCTGAGGCTCAAGGGGGCGGCACCTTCTCCTCCCACTCAAACGCACGACTAGGCGGCTACACGATCGGCGACAATCTCTCTGAGTCTGAGTCGCTCGCCTATTACAACATCTGGGATACGCTCGTTAGAGCGCTGGGCAGAAAATGACCCTTTCCGACATCACGCTCCCGATCAGTGACGCCGACGCCAAGGGGCTGGCCCTGGTCTTCACGCCCGCCCTGGCTGGCCGCCTCGCACAACTCCACGCGGAGCATGGCTCGCCCAACTGCGTCCCCGTGCCTCGCGCTCTGACCGATGGGCGGCTGATGCTGTGCGGCGACATCCTCACTGAAGTCATGCCGGGTGGGCTGCTGGCGGGCATGTGGGCCGCAGCGGATCAGGCGGTGCTGCTGCCCAACGTGGCAGTGATCCCATGGGCAGACGCGGTGGCGTTGCTGCCTGCGGACCCGGCGGTCTGAACTGCGCTATTCCAACTATGTAGCGTCGGGCCGATTGCTTACCGTATCCGACCGGCTACAATCGGGGCATGGCAAAGAAGATCGACCCAGACGAATACGTTCGCATCGGCACCGCAGCCAGCCTCGCAGGCGTCACGCGGGCCTACATCAACCGGCTGATCGCCAGCGGGCGATTCCCCGCCATTGCCATCGACGGGCAAAACTTCGTCAGGCGGGCCGATGCCGAGAAATTCCGGCCAAAACCCAAGGAAAGTTAACGGGCTGGACAGCCTGTATCCGACTGTATACAATACGGACACAGGAGGACGAGCCATGATCAAGAGCGCAAATGTGGTGATTGCGAAACTTAAGGCTGGGAAGCAACTCTGTCGCGGTAACTTTGGCGGCTGGCGGTTGTATCTTGGCGAAGAAAAAGTCGGGCAAGTGATCTCAAAAGCAGCCCAAGACGCAATCGACTCTGGCCTGCTGGTCCGCGTTGATGATCGCACTTCTGTCGCTGGCGAGACTTGGGCGTCCCGGTAGTGCGCTCTTCACCTTAGATCGTGCCGCGTCGGCTTGGGGTGCGATTGCGGGGCAAAAGTGAACGACAAAACCCTAGACTTGCCTCCCCTGTCTGGGCGACGTATAAATGCGAACCGGCGACGGGATTGCAGCCCGCCGCCGGTTCTAACCCGCCCCCTAGTTGAGATAGGAGACAAGGCTATGGCGAAGACTAACGCCTTCCCAGAGTGGATTCCAGTCAAAGAGCGTCTGCCGGAAGGCGATCAAGACGTTCTCATTGCGTGCGGCGGCTACATGACCGTTGCGAAGTTGCGAAGCGGCGAATGGTGGGGAGACGCCGACCTGCCGCACTCGCCGCAGACGGTCACGCATTGGATGCCGCTGCCCGCGATGCCGCCGCAAGGTGAAAAGTACAGGTCGCCAAAACGCGGCGAGCCTGTGACGTTTCCGTTGCCGCACTCAACGCCGCCGAGCGGTTGGACTGAGTGAGTGCGCTCTTGCACCAGTATCCGGCCTAGTATCGCCGAGCAGTATCACGGGCAGTTTCCGGCGGCGGAAACCTCGTCACATGGGAAAAAGTGCATAGGTTTTCTTTCCAATCCATATGCGAAAAGCATCGGAAATGATGCGTTTGCTGGTATGATTGGGGCGGCTTTCCGATAGGCCACAGGCTATCGGTTTCTGGAATCTGGAATCTGGAAACGAAGACGCTACACCCAACCGGCACGCTACACCCGGCGAGTGTAGTGTCACCGATAAACCGTAGTAACTTCGCTATAATTCGGCGGCAAGAACTGCGTAGTGTCCGAGAAACCACGCCGTAAACTGCGTAGGAACTGATATGCCGGTCGCAACACTCACTTTCACGCTGCCAGAAGAGCAAGCGGACTTCGACGCCGCCCGCTTCGTCCAGAATCATCTGCCGAATGTCGCTAGAGCGAAAAACATACGGCCATAGAAAGGGAAGAGAATGATTATTGAGGACGTTCTTGATTCGATTCGTTCGGCAGAGACGCGATTGCTTGATGCCGATGGAAGGGTTGCTTTGTGGCACACGCTGCAAGATGCGATGGCCGAGATCAAGCGGCTTCGCGGTCTGCTAGGATCGGCCACGTTATCCGCCGCGACAGAAGATAAGCCTGTGGCGTGGAGCGTCTTGGAATCGCCGCAGCCAGCACTCACCGACGCGGAGCGGAAGGCGGTGGAAAAGTCAGAGCGAATGGCGAGGCTAGAGGGCTACGACAACGACGCCGCCACGCTTCGCGGCTTGCTGCACCGGCTGGGCTAGTGCGCTCTTGAGCGAAGGGACGGCCGTGATGGGCGAGATCGAACAGAAAATCCTAGCCATCGCAGCGGCAGGCAAAGACGCCCTGGTCGATGTGATGCTTGACGGCCGACCGCCATCCGAAACGATGGTTCTTCGTTCTGTGGAGATCAACCGCAGCAAGGATGGCGAAACGGTGGCAGAGTGCCGAGTCATCGACCTTTGCTTCGGCCACTGGTATGCGGACGTAAGGCACGTCAGCCTGTCCAAAGTACAGAATCTCTAGTTGCGCTATCGCGGCGACATCCGGCCAGTGCGCTCTTCATTGAGAAGACGGCCACTGCAAGGGATCGCGGCGGGGCTGTAGGCTTTTGGTATAGGCCACGTTGCGGGGCAGACCCGTGCCACACACAGGAGACGGTCAATGTCTGAAATCAAAATGCGGCGGCGGTCGCGTCAGGTAAACGTCACGCTCACGACATCGACCGCCTCGGCAACGCGGCTCTACGTTGAGGACTTCGCCGGTGGAGTTGTGGACGTTGGCACGTTGGCTACGGCTGTGACCACGCTGCAGATGTGGGCAGCATCGGCTGACGACGGGACGTATCGACGGCTCTACAACACCGACGGCTCCGTGGCCGACATCACGATGGCTCCATCGACCGCAGTGGGTGCCGTATACAATCTGCCCGATGCCGTGTTCGGTGTGCCGTTCCTGCAAATCCTTGCGGGCAACGCGGCGGGCACCGGAGTCTCTGCGGTCGTGACCCTCAAGAGTTGAGCCGTGCCGCAACGCGTTGAGATGTGGCGGATGCCACGCAAGACGTACAAGATCAAGCAGGCATCCTATCGACCGAACGCGGCGGCACGCGGGTACTGCGACTCCAAGCACGTGGCGTGGCGACGCGAGGTGCTGCTGCGGGACGCGTACCAATGCCGGTCATGCGGCACCGTGTGCGGCAAGAAGCGGCAGGCCCACGCTGACCATATCGTGCCGATAGCCGAGCGGCCCGACCTCCGCTACGAGGTGGCAAACGGGCAGTGCTTGTGCCACTCCTGCCACTCCCGCAAGACCATGACGGATCATCGTGGACTTTTTGGCCCGAAGTGAGCGAGTTGGGGGGCCTTATATATAAAGGGATTTGACGCGGCTGGTACAACCGCACGCGAGCCGACCCCGTAGGGGGGGCAATTTTCCAAACCCCCAACGAGTAAAACCAATAAGGTTCCCCGCGCGTGCGCCGCCGGAAGTTTTCGAACCCCCCCCCCTTTCCACAGCCCCAAATCCGCGTTCTCTGACCTTTTTACCCTGACCAATAGTTTGGCTACATGAACATCCGAAACCGCGTTAAAGAGTTGCGGAGAGTCCCGGCGGGCGACCTCCGGC